CACTCATACGACCCGAAAGGATAACACACGCATATTTGTGATATTTTCTATCGACATTCGTTGATTTTCAACAAATAGCAGACACCGCTAACTCCTAGTGGTATAATTTATCAAGAGGAGTGTATTGCAGATGATTACAATCATGTTATCCCGCAAGCTGGGCGAGCTTAGGGTAACACAGGCTGAACTTGCTGAGAAAACAGGAATACGTCCGAATACTATAAACGACTTATTCCATAATGTTGCCGAACGCGTCAGCCTTGAACACCTTGATAAAATCTGCGAAGCGCTAGATTGTGATTTGTCAGAAATCGTTGTGTATTCTCCCAATTCATACAAGACCGTCGACAAGTGCGAAAGTCAGCGCGTTTATAAGCAAAAGGTGTGAGAGAATCCCCGGCTGTTATCAGTCGGGGATTTTCTTTTTCAGCAAAAATCACTCAGCCCCTTAATATACCCCTCAATCCACACAACCTTAAAAAATTTCATGCGATTGCATGAAATTTGTTGACATTTTACAAAAAACAGTAAACAAACTGTGCAAAACAACAAAATCCCCGGGGCCGAAGCTCCGGGGATAACGATTATTCAGTTTTCACTGAGCAGCCCAGCGCCTTGAGCTGCTTAGTAATGTTCTCAACCTTGCTCTGCACGACGGTAATTTCCGCCGTGACCTTTACCTGTTTTTCCGGCGCGACCAGCGCGCGGAACCAGTCCATGTCGCGTCCAAACTTTTTGAGCCAGTGCTCCGGGTCGCCGTGGTTGGAAGCGTAGCCGCGCGCACACGCTTCCTTGTGGCTGACGATGTTTTCCGGCTTAATGGTCGGGTAATTCTTTATCAACCGCTTGCAGAGGTCGGCGGCAAGCGCAAACGCCTGCTCAAAATACTCCCGGTCAGTAAGGTCATCTTCGCAGACCTCAATCTGTATGTATGCCGGGCTGTAGTTGTAGCTACCTTTCTTGCCGTCCCCGCAATTCCAACAACAAATAGTCCAAGGGAGTATCTTAGCAGCCCGAACCGCTCCGTCCTTATCCTTGCCGATGAATGCGTGGCAACATATCTTTGTAGGTTTGCCGTTCCCTCCGATGGGCATTGGAACATTCCAGTGTGTGCCATACGAATTCTTGCCGCAGATCTCCGGAGAATCAACGTACCTCCAGAGATTCGGGTTATTGCAGCCAGTGCTGTGAATTATGATTCCAGCCGGACTTCCGTTCGGCATATTTTTGGCTGCTTTGTAGCAAAGATTGTTTTTGGCATATGCCTCAAAGGTTATCGCTGCCATCGTTGTCCTCCTTTTCCGCATCCGCTTTCTTCTCAATATCGCCCCGGATACGCTTCGCAAGCTTCATCATAAACGGTGGTAGCTTTACGCCTATGTCTATCATATTTTCCAGAACACTGATTATCTCGTTGCACATAAGCCAGGCGCAGACTACGATTGCGCACACGAACGACACCTTGAGCTGAATCCCGATGTTGTTCGCGGCGTATGTAACGAGCCAGTCCATCACACCGCCAACCACCACAAGGAGCCACATGCAGGTTTTTCTCACAATCCCACGGAACGACTTGTAGCTGCTTATCTTCTCGCTACGGTACTTAGCTGCTGCAAGTCCTGTGCCATAGTCAATAACCTGGAGCAACACCAGCAGCAGGAAAGGCACGGCAACAACTCCAAGCCATGCGAACAGCGCTGAAAGCAGCGCCGTGAATCCTATCTTTTCAATCTTGTCCATGCTTAATCCTCACTTTCCAGCATTCTTCTGACCTTATCCTGCCACTTCGGGGGCACATCGTCGATTGTGATCTTTCCCTCAAGGATCTTGCGGTAATACCAGTTAGCCATTGCTCTCACCTCCCAACAGTTCGCCGATCTCAAGGATCGCTGCGTCAAGCGCCGATATATCTGCGCTGTGCTGCTCCTGCGTTATCTCCATATCTGACTTCTGCGCCAGTTTCATGCGAATAACGTCCGCGCCGTCCATCTGACTCAGCGTCAGCGATACAGGCAGTGTAAAGTTGAGCTGCACCGATGATTCTCCGTTGTCCTCAACGGTGATTTCTGACGTTGCATTGCGATCCTGCCAGATCGCCTTTGCCTCGTCAAGCGTAAGTGCGTCTGCCGGGATCATCAGTTCCAGTGTCTTGCGCTGAGCAGACTGATACGTTTCAGTGCCACCGTATACAGCGGTTGTTTCGAGCTGTTTGCCATTTTTGAATATTATCATAACGTCCTCCTATTATGCTTTTTCAAACTTTACAGTAAATTTGATTGTGCCGTTGTGACCATCGACATCGCTTCCGCAGCCCACATAGTAATTCCCTTTTTCCAATACATATTCAGCTGTCAGATTTTCAGATGAGGTATAGCTGCTCTGGCCTGTCCTTATCCTCTGAGCATATGCGCCTGACCCGGAAGAATAGTATGTTTTGCTATCTCGAAAGTTCCCGTTTCTTATTTGAGCCGCATTTGAATAGATTGTGCCACTGCTATATTCGGTTAACGTAATAGTCACTTTTGTTTTTCCAGTAAGCGTGAAATCTGCAGCTGCAGCACTATAGCAATTGACAGAATAGGTGTCCCCGTTTAATGTCGATGTTGTGACGCATGACGTTGGCGTGTCCCAATCTTCTAATACCGGGAATGACCATGCAGAATGTATCACATCGAGTACTCCTCCGTTGTTTGAGTGCACCGTATCAAGCTCGTACAGCGTACCGCCATCATTGCTATACACGTTGTCAAGCTCATACAATACGCCACCCTCATTGCTGTAGATAGGCATACAATCACCCCTCAGTCATGCTTGCCATACCAGCAGCCGGCAGGGCAGTTTGTGGTGGTAGCTGCGGCAGTGCCGCTGGATATTCGGTGTAATCCTACAGTTCCGGCGGCGGTCTGTACCGCCTGGTATGCCGCCGAAGCCAAGCCCTTGACAGCTACATTTGCAGCCGTTCCGTTCGTGTTGACCGAGATTGTACCGTTACTGCCGCCTGTGGCTACCGAGCGCACGCCGCTGTTGCTGATGGTGGTGCCGGAAATACTTATTCCAGTACCGGGCGAATAAGTTGTATCTGTAAACTTTGCATTTGCCGGGACGTCCGAATTGACCGAATGCCCGTTTACTGTAGCAGCGTTACCGCCGTCGTTAAGCTTCTGCCATGACGACCATTCTGTAGCTCCGGCAATTTTTGCGCGGTGTATCACTATGCCATTCTCGAACATCATTGTCTGGTAGAAAATCGAACCGTAAATGCGCACGTCCAGCAGACCATACTGTCCATATGCATTCCCGCTAGAATCTTTGGGATAGTCCGGAGTGAATCTATCCTCACAATAGTAGGTTCCGATAAGCCCGGAAGCATTTAAGCTGGTTGTCAGTTTTCTTGAAGCCGCAGCTAAGAGAAATCCCGACGGAGCAATATTACCCAGCGTGTCCGCGTTTCCGCCATCAGCCGGAAGCTTTGTTGCATTCAGCTGCGTCCAACCTCTGAATTCACAGTTGATATTTGCGGTTATCCAGACATTGTTTGTTAGGTTGCTTCTGGCGATGATATTGATTCCGTCAAAATAATACCATACCCAGTCGCTTGTATCTGCTGTGGGCAGGTTCGTGAGCCCGGTATTCTCTGAATTTGTATAATAACGCTTATATGCCATCGCATTCTGACTTATCCAGGCGGGAATGTCTACATTATTCGGAATCTGTGTCTGGGCTTCTATTCCCTCGCGTGTTGAAAGTACGAAATCTGACGGAGGGTGACCTCCGACAGTATCTGCATTCCCGCCATTTGCAGGAAGGCTCGACGGAATATCAGACTTGTCAGCTTTGCCCTCCAGCTGCTTGTCAACATAGGTCTTGTCGGCTTTGCTTTCGCCGGAGGACTGCAATTTCTTTATCTCTGCGTCAAATTTCTCTTTTGTTGTATAATCCTCAAGAGCTTCTTTCAGATCATCCGCCGTGATTACTGCGTCGCCGCTAATATTCACAGTGATTTCACCAGTATTGCTGACTGCTATTGCAGCGGTAAATTCCAACATAAAATCCGGATACGATTCATTTGAAGGAATATCTTCGCCGATATCATCCTGCATGATGGCGAACAACTTTTCTTCGCCGTCCGAGCCTATTTTAGCAAACAAGCCAACCTGCTTCATAACCTGAGTCGTGCTGACATCTGTATTTCTGATCTGTATACGGATGTTTAAGCCCTTACCCTCCACAAGCTTTTTCTTTGCAATAATCGCCGGAACACTCAACGGCTGCGTTAATGCCGTCTGAGCCATAAGTGCCGCCGCTTCAACGTTACCGCCGCCAAGCGCCGCTCTCGATATAATAAGTTCACCACCGCTCATCACTTCACCAAGCATAGATAATCCAGCATTAGTGATAACGCAGTTTGTCCATTTATCAGCCATAGTTTTTCACCTCACATCCGATTCTTTTATGAATCCCACACGTCTTGAAAGCCGCTAAAACCGCAATATCCGTGTTTATTCCAGTTTCAAAAATCGTTTCCTCAAGGACGCTTCGCAGATTTTTGTAGTATTTTACCTTATCAAGCACTCGATCACGTTTTTCTCGGTCGTTTGAACTGTCATAAATGATTATTTTAAAATGATACGGTTCCCCACCATATTCATTCCATTCGATCACTCTGACATCATCATACACGCTCTTAAGCGCTTTCTCTATGGCATATTTGGTACCTTTATACTTGTTGATATGCATGCACTCTTTGATTGTAGAGCGCTTACATTCAATGTCAGCTTCGTTGTCATACCACTGTATATTAAGGTCTACAGCAAGAATGTCAAGAATCTCTTCAGGAAGCTCATCCACTCTTGAAAAAATCATTGCATATTCAAGCTGAACTGACATCTCAACAAGTCCGTCTGCGACTGTGACAGCAAGTTTTAACTTATCCGTATCACGGGAAAGCGAATACGGAAAAGTAGCGATAAGCGCGTCCTTTTCTGTTATCAGCTTACTCATCTTCGTAGCCTCCGTTCGTTATCACGGATTTCGCAAGGTCGGTATGCGCTACCTGTGGGGTAAGGCGGTCGGAACCATCGCCGAGCGAGGTGAACACGGGTGACTTGATATCAATACGCTTTGCACCTGTGTCCTTAAGCAGCCACATGAGCCGTGACGGATTTATATCCCGACCAATTTTTCCGCACTGCCACTCCGCATATTCCTCAACCGCACGGCGTATTGCCGCCTCGATCTCCGCCGCAGATTTTTCGGAATTGCGGTCGATGTAATATGTAAGATTCACGCTGAATTCAACGACAATCGGGTCAAGAACCTCAACGACGTCCGTAAGCGGTCTGACCTTATCGTCATTGCAGGCAGCAAGTATAGCATTCTTTGTTCCATCATCAGCGATTTCGCCGTTTGTCATTATCGCGAAGATATTTACATATCCCGGCTTGTCCTTGGGGCTTATCGCACACACGTCTGCTATGCTTGTTGATACCGCCTTTGCATGGTACTCATAGGCTCCCTTCGGGCCGGCGGTGCTGAATGCCTCCAGCCCCGCTTTCATAAGCTCATAGTATTCATCGTCAGTCGCGCGTTCCGCACCGCTGTGTGAGGTTTCCACATTCGCACAAGACGAGAAATACATCACATTATCGACGTCCACAAGCGTATTTATCTGCCCGGGCGCGTAGCCGTTACCGACCTCGCCCTCCGTCTCACAGACAATCGGAACATCGACCGTGACCTCCCCGATATTGACCGCCGTATCCTCTGTAACTGTCCACATGAGTGCCCCGCTACTGTCAGTGACCCTTGTACCCTTGGGTATCGGTATCGCTGTTTTCTGTGGCGCTGACAGCGTGAAACGCACCACGCATTCCGCCGGCTTTGCTTCCGGTCTTGTCACGTTGTATATCATTTCACCGAGCGCATCGAGGTTTTCACCCGCCGCCCGAGACGGCAGGTTCTGATTTGCCGCATAATTTACGATTATGCGCTGCTGTACGATTATACCGGCAACCCACTGCACAAAGAGTTTGTCGGGGTCTGACGGCAGCAGTGTGTGTCCTGTGAGTTCCTCATACTTGGCGGTAAGGTCTGCGACGACTTCCGCACTGTCTGTCGAAACAAACTGATAATCAGTCGCTCTGCTCATCTGCTATGCTCACCTCCACCGTTAATGCCATTGTGCCGTCCGCTGATTTTTCAAAGTACACATCGTCCAGCTTGGCACGCGGCTCAAATTCTTCAAGCGCATCCGATATCTCCACAAACGCTATCGTTTCCGCAACGTCGATAGGCTTGTCCACGAACTCCATAGGCAAGCCGAATTCCCTGTGCATGGGTACCGTTCCGCGCTTGGTATTCAGCAGGAGCGCGATATTCTGCAGTACGGAAAGCAGTTCGCTGTCCTGCTGCAGGGAAAGCGAATAACCGTCGGCGGCGCTTACCTTGTATGACATTTCATCGCCCCCTTACTTGTTGTATTCTTTGAGTGTTATCGCCACCCCGGCGGTTATAAGCTCCGACTTCTTGCCGTAGATTTCCTCGGTAACGTTAAGTTTCGTAATCACCCAGCGATAGTTGCCTATCACCCTCTTGCCAATCACGAATTTAAGCGTTTTGCCGGTCTTTTTGTACTTTTTCAGCTTATCCAGCTCCTCCGCGACCTTAACGCCGAGAATCTGCGAAAGCGTCATGTTGAACGAAACCGTATCTGCGTCGTTTCCCGTGAATTCAATGATCTCATTCCCGCCATGCCGCTTGTGACTTCCGTAAGATGCGGAACTGCTTATTTTCAAGCCCGAAAAAGTTTCAACTTTGTTTGTTGAAACTGTGAAAACAACTTTCCCAAGACTGCCGACTTTCATGTCAACCCTCCCATGATAATGCCGTCGCCGTTGAATTCATCGTTGTATTCACACACCACAGTCTGACCGATGAACGGCAGCCAGCCGTATATCTTCACCGTGATCTCATGCGCGTGTACGCACCCGCCTGCACATTCGATATCCGGCGACTTCCCGCTGATCTCATCAGGGTGGCTCTTGGTGTATTCCGCGCCGCTGTTCAGCTCCCTGTCGGCTGACGCGTGTTTCTCGCTGACAGTCCACGATTTTCCGTCCGATTTCAGCGCCAACGTAACGAACGAAGAATGATCAAGGACAGGCAGCCAGTCCGAAACGATGTCCACATCAGGAAACCTGACCCTTGCCATTCTTTTTTTAACGTCCACAACGGTGACTGTTCCGATTCTAAACATTGTCAACCTCCGTAAAGTATCTGATTTACCCGCGCCTGCACCTGCTCATAGCTGTGTCCAGCGGCTTCAAGCAGTTCCTTGCGCTTGGGATATACGTCCCATTCGCCACGGATTACCTGCATAGCCAGCTCCTGTATCTCATCACTGCTGTCCGTCTTGCCGCCGCTCGTGCTCTCGCTTTCCGAAAGGCACTTTCTCAGGGTGACCTGCGTAGTATAGCCGCTAGAAGATATGCTGTGTTTTGCGGACTTGACGATGTACTTACCATCGCCAAACCCGAAATCACAAAGTTCCACCGTGTTTCCTGCGGCAAGCCTGGGATCTCCGGGGAACGTAAACGTTCCGGTGATCTCAAATTTGTTGTGCAGACGGAGCAGCTTGTGTGCGAGTTCCTGCGCCTCTGCCTTGCTTGATACGCGCTGACACACCTGTAAGCATTGCTGATTGTCGCTGTTCTCGTTGTAATTTTGGGCATACTCTGTCGCCGAAATGACCGCGCCGCTCGTAGTGGTGCAGTACACCCGGCATGAGGTGTAACAGTTGTTCGTGCCAGTGGACAGCTTGTACTTGGTGTAGCCGCCCTCCTCGCCGAATTTTATCTTTCTGACCGCCTTTTTTCCCTCGTAAGCCGCCTGGTCGAACACCACAAGGATATTGTTGGTGGCTTTCAGGGAGCAGCCGGCATTGTGGCACAGCTTCTGCAGAAAGGCAATATCAGAGGTCTGATACTGCTCCACGCGGGAATACCTTGGATTGAATCCGCTTTCAAAAAGCACTCCCATTCCGTTCTGCCGTGCTATCTGACTTGCTATCTCAGAAAGAGTGATATTCTCCCACGACTTGGATTTCAGAGTCTGCCGCACGGTGTTGCTAAACGACAGCGATGTTGCCTTGATGGTGACGGTTGCCGGCGGACCCTGTGCGTCTATGCTGTCAAGCTCGAACTGACCGCAGTCAAGTACTGCGTCCTTGCCGTCGTTGTTCCCGTTTCGGAGTACAATAACAGCTGATATCTTAAGGTCCTTGCCAGTCTGAACCTGCGTGTTAGCCGTGCTGCCAGACTTTGTTGTGCTTGAGCTCTTTGTGGAGCTTGAAGGGCCCGAATAGGACGAAGAACCGCCCCATCCGACGGATTTAAGATTGGTACCCTTTATGTATCCAGTCTTTCCGGAATAGGTGATTTTCGCCCAGCTCGAATAAAATCCATTAACCTCAACGATAGTGCCGTAAGGGAGCTTGCCGATCACCTTGTATTTCTCGCCTGCTCCCTTGCGAATATTTACGCCCGTTGAGGCGGTCACTCTGTATCTCGGTTTATCGGTACCCCCGCTGGCCGAGGAACTCGAACCTGAAGACGTTGATGTCTTTGTGCTGCCCTCCGGCGCGGTGGATATCACCGAACCGCCCAGCGCACCGCCATCAATTATGCTGTTCAGCCATTTCCGAAGCCATTTGCCGTCACGGTCGCAGACCTTGATTTGGAGATCGTCTGCCTCGTCCTCTTCGTTGTCCGTGTATGTGAAAGAAAGCCAGTCCTTATTCACATACACGGATATGTCCACGCCGTTAAGAACTACCTGTGTTTCGGCACGGCGCGCAAGGTGCTTGTCGCTCATCCGCTCGCCTTCTTCCACGGCGGCAGGTCGTCCGCCGTTATTCTATCCTCAACATCCGGGACACCGAGGACAACGCCCTCCGAAAAGATGTAGATGTATCGGTATTCAGGATTGGCATTAATAAGTACGTCCGTGAATTTCACATCTCCGTACACCTGGTGGGATATGCTGTCCCACATATCGCCCTGCTGCGTCGTATATGTGCTCAAGCGTACACACTCCTTTGCCTGTCTATTCCCGCTTCATTCAGCGCGTCCTTTACCATGTCAATAAGCCGCTCGGACATCTCCTGCAGCTTTTCCTCGGTCATATCGCTAACTTCTCCGTTCACAACAAACTGGGGCGCTATGGTGATCTGTGCGCCCGAACCGCCGGAAAGCAGCGCCCTGGTGTTAGCCGCGTCAACAACTCTTTCACCGCCGCGCATAGCCACAAGCTCCGGACCTTCCTCGCCGACAAGGGCAATACCCTTTTCAGCATAATCGGTACCGCTTGCATAGGCATTCTGCGCCGCAATCTTGGTGTAGCCTATATCCGCGCTGTAGTCATAGCCCTCCGCAAACGACAGGGACGATACAGCGGCCGCCGCAACAATGTCCGCCGCCGTCGTGACTGAACCTTTACCGGCAAGGATCGCGTCAGCATAAGCCTGTATCGTAGCTTTTGCCGCTTCTTCTGCCTGGTCGCTCAGTTTCATATCCTCAACGGCTTTTTCCATGTCGTCAACGATACCGTCCATTGTATCGTCAATATCGACCTTGTAGTCGGCAAGCGATTTCGAAACCTCTTCCTGCGCCTTTTTCTGCTCCTCAAAGTTCGTGACCATGGTTTTCAGTTCATCATCGGTCGCGTCAGCCATGCCGGCGATGACGTTCACCGAATCAGAAGAACCGTCCGCGAACGAGGCAATCACATCTCCCAAGCCCTCAATGTCGCCAGTCCTCTTGGATAGCGATTCAAGGTTATAGTTGTAATTGTCCCAGTATTCTGTCTGCGAAGAAAGCGCGTCATTGATAGTCTGAATGCTTGTCGGCAGAGTTTCCTCAGCATTTGTCCAAAGGTTGTATTGACCATTTACACTGTCGTAAGCCGCCTGATATGCGTCGTTGTAAGCCTGCAAAAGCTCGGTTGTCTGGTCGGTGACGTCGTTTACCGCTATGGATACCGCGTCATATGCGGAAACCATTTTTTCTGACTCACCTGAAACAATATCGCCATACTCTGCCATTACAGCTTCGCAGTCAGCTATTTGTTCTCTTATCGCAGCCAGATCATCACGGGCTGTTAACATTTTTTCGTTTGCTTCATCAAGCTCTTTTTGAGTCTGTTGAACACGACCTGTAATCATACCGCCTGCAACGGAAAAAATATTATCTCCTGCCGCATCAACAAATCGTTCACCAGCTCTAAGCTGAGCAGCTTCTGCTTTGGCTGCCACATCAGCGAGCTGCTCTTCTTGCATTAACAAGTCCGCTAAATTTGACTTTGCAGCATCATATTTAGCCTGCATACTTGAAGATTCTGCAGCTCTGTCTATTGCACCAGATAGCCCGTCAAGTTTTCCAGCAACATTATCAACGGTAATACCAAGTGAAGGATAGAGAGTATTTAGCTTTTCAATGATAGGACTCATAAGAGCTTCCTTACGAGCCGCTGTTTCTGAGGAAGAAGCAATTTCTTTTAACTTAGATGCTAAGACCTGTGCACCTTCCTGTTGTTTTTCAGCTTCATCAGTTATACTTGAATATGAATCCAGCAATTCTGATGTCGAAGTATGAAGCGTATCGATTTCGCTATATAAATCTGAAACGGAAAAAGATTGCTGCTCAATAGCGGAAGTTGCCTCGTCTAGGTCATATTTCAGAGCGCGTGCCTGGTCTGAGGTTTCGCCGTATGTATCGCAGGCGGTCTGATATTCGCCGGTAAGGCGCTCTAAATCATCATACTGTTGACTTGAAGCTGTTGATAATTCGAGCGTTTCAAATTCAGCTAATTTAAAAGCCTCTCGTAGAGCTACTACAGTTGCGGTCAAAGCAACAACCGCCGCAGTAATAACAAATACCGGGCTCGCCAGCATTGCAAGATTAAGCGCTCCATGTGCTGCTGCCGCCCCTTGTGTTGCACCGGCATTTGCAACTTCAGCTCCTGTTTCCGCTGATGTTGCAGCTGCACTTTTTACCTTGAGCGCAATGCCTAATGCATCAATGGTATTTTTAACTTTTTTTATACCGACAAACGCCGTATAACCAGCTATAACCACTCCGATTTCTGCGCCAACTGCCATAATTGCTTTAACAACAGCCGGATTCTCCTCGCAGAATTCATTGATACCTGTTAAAATCTGTGTTCCTGCTTGAGTAAGTTCACGTAATTCATCGTTATATAATTCCCCAATAGTCATTTTAAGACCGTCAGTGGCAGAATCAAGCAGTGTAACATCACCCTGCAGATTGTCAAGTTTGGTGTCAGCCATCTTCTGCGCCGCTCCGGTGCAGTTGTTTATCTTCTCAGTAAGGGACTGGAAGTCCTCGTCCGAGGCGTTGATCATTGCAAGCAGACCGTTGTATCCACGCTGTCCGGCAATCGCCATAGCGTTCTGGACACGCTCTGCCTCGGTCATCTGCTCAAAGTAGCCGCGAAGTTCGATTATGGCATCGGAGAACTCGTCAATAGTGCCGTCAGCATTTACCGCAGAGTATTCGATTTCTCCGAATGCATCAGCTGTGAGGGTCGCACCGTTGAGCAAGCCGTTAAATGTGTTCTTCAGCGCGGTACCTGCAACAGAACCCTTAACGCCCGCATTAGCCATAAGACCAACGCCGACCGCCATATCTTCAATACTGTATCCGAGCGCCCCGGCTATCGCGCCCGCACCAGAAAAGGTTTCGCCCATGGTGGCAACGTTGGTGTTGGAGTTCGTAGCGGCCGCTGCAAGCACATCGGCAAAGTGCGCGGTGTCCTTTGCAGTAAGCCCGAACGCAGTCAGGTTATCGGTGACGATATCCGAAACAAGCGCAAGGTCTTCACCGGAAGCGGCGGCAAGGTTTATCATGCCGTTCATACCGGAAAGCATCTCGTTCGCATCCCAGCCTGCCATACCCATGTAGGTCATAGCCTCTGCCGACTGGTTTGCAGTAAACGAGGTCTGCGCACCGAGCTCCTTTGCTTTGGCGGTCAGTTCCTGCATCTGGACTGCGTTCGCGCCGGATAGAGCCTCGACAGTACTCATTGTGCTGCCAAACTCCATCGACACATCAATGCATTCCTGATATGCGTCCGCTATCTTCTTCAGCGCAGTGCCGATTCCTGCCGCCACCATCGCCGCCCCGACGGTTTCAAACGCCGTTGTGCCGGCGTAACCATATCTGGCGGCTTCCTCAGCAGCTCTTTCTTCCTGCTTGGTCAGTTCCTCGACCTGGGTTTTCAAGCGGTTGCTTTCACTTGTAAGCTGGTTGATATCAATGCCTGCCTCAGAGAGCTTCTGACCCATCTGCTGTAAGCGCTGATTTTTGTCCGCAATAGCCTGTTCGGTGTTCGCAATGCGGTTTTTCAGCTCGACTTCACGCACCGAAAGCTGCGCCTCCTGCACCGTAGTGTCCTCGGTGCTGTTTTTCAGCTTTGCAAGTCCGCTCTGAGTGATTTCGAGCTGCTTTTCATATGTATTAAGCTGCTTGGTAGACCGTTCAATGCCTGCCTGCTGTTTCTGATAGGCGCTGATATCGCTTTGCTGCTTATTCAGCGTCTGTATCTCCTTCTGAGTTTTATCAAGTATCTTCTGGGCGGAGTTGAACGTTCCCTTGAAGTTCTCACCCAGCCGCGCGCCGAGTTTGAACAACATTTCATACTGCTTGCTTGCCATTCAACCCTCACCCTTCCTTACTTCTTTTCCGACTCTTTCAGAATTTTATTGTGCGTAATAATCCACCGCTGTATTTCTTTAAGTGGCTGCCCCAGCCAAAATGGGATAGGTGCATATCCGTTTTGCGCCAAAATAAGGATATTGCGCCTTAGCGTCTCGACTGTGCAACACCGGCCAAGAAAAAACGCGCTCTGTTCTTTATCCTCTCAAAGTCGACGATGGATATCTTGTTGAAAAAATCCCTGCCGACAGGCTTTGTACAAGCCTTGACCGCCATAAGGATAAGATAATTTGCGTCGTTGATAGCGCCGTAGTACATGGTCTTCCCGCGGGACACAAGTTCTTCCTCAATGTTCAGAGCGTCCGCGCCGGTGAGCTTGTCAAAGTCAAATGCAAGCTCGGTCACCTCCTCGCCGTTATACATAACGGGCTTGGTCAGATGCAGTATGTTTTCAACGCTGGTGTTAGTCATATCTTCAAGCTCGTTCTCAACAAGCTCGTCCATGTTCTCAGTCTTTTCAAGGTCAACGTTTGTCTTTGCCATAATTCAAAATTCCTCCTCAAATGAAACGCCGCTCCCTGCGAAATGCAGGGAACAGCGATAGTAATTATCAGGACATACCCAGGCACTTGCGGATCTCCGCCGCTCTGTCCTTGCCTGTGTGGTCGATATAGCGGAAATTCAGCGGGTCAAACTCGCAGAGTTTCTTGCCGTTCGCGTCTATTTCCGCATAGTAGTGTACCGCATATTCGCCGTTCACTGCGATAGGCGATGCGTTCTTGACCGTACCACCGGTCAGCTTTTTCGGAACAACGCGCATGATTATCTTCTTCTGCTTGGTTTCCAGTTCGCCGCCGCTGTAATTGTAGTGCTGGTCGGCACGCCACAGGGAAAGCGTATGGACACGTTCCTCGGCAAGAGCATACGCCGCCTCGTTTGCGTGATTGAACTTAAACGTTGTGGTCATAGCCTTGAGCTGAGCCATAACAGGTATCTCAATCTCACCGAGCACCCCCGCGCCGCTCACATTGAATACCATATTTTCAAAATCCGGAAGGTCTACCTCCGCAACTCCGTAAAACATCTTTTCGTCCTCATAGATGGCATAGGAGATTACTCCCTCGTCAACTCCATTAGGCATTTCGCAGTCCTCCTTTCTTAAGAACCGAGCGCGGCTTCAAGCATATCCACGCTGTACTGAACGTGCATATCTATCTGCTGTGCAGGAATAGGCGATGCCGCCTGACAGTCAAGCCGGAACATTCCGTTCATGAGATTTGTGACAGGGTTCAGTTCGCTTGTATATGCGATTTCGCCGCCGTAAAGCTTGCCCTCTGCCGTAAGACCATTGAGCCATGCATTGAACGCATTGATAATAGCATCGCGCAGCGCAGGGGTAAGCGGCTTGTCGATGTACTGCCAGAACGTATTGATGAATGTGTTGCATATCCAGTCCTGAACACGGCTCGTGCAAATGAACATCTTAGCGACATCGCTTGTCTTGGGATAGCACCCCAGATAGTTGCCCCACAGGGTCCAGCCGCCATTGTTGAGTACGGTGACAACACCGTCAGTAACGCTGATAGCATCAGCCTGCGGAAGTGAGAGCGTCACCTCCGTGCCGTCTGCGCAAACCGCTCCTGTGATGGATATGGACTTGTTGGACGGCGACTCATACGGACAATCCGCATTGTCTGAATCCACCTTTGCGATAAGACCGCACACGATAACGGAAAGGTCAAACAGATAATCGCCGCTCTTTACCATCGGCCAGCACACGACCATATCCTCGGAAACATATCCGTTGTCAGTCTTGTGCTTAAGCACCTTGGAATAGTCGTTGACAGTCTTTGTATCAATGTCCACGACTGCCTTTGCGCGGAAAAGTCCGTTGATACTCGGCGCTTTCGCCGCCATGACTGCCGCAATGGTCGGGTTTGATGACCAGCCCGGGGCACAAAGCAGGTCGGGAACAATGCCGACAACGCTGCGGCACATTTCAACCGTTTCCACTGCCATTTCAACGTCCGATGCCTTGATGCCGGACAGGTCGGCAATATCATATCCGATTTTGAGCTTTGCCGCGTCATAGCTCAGCGAATCCGCCAGAAGCTCAATGCACAGCGCATTGTCCGTGTAGTAAACCTCATAATCAGTGCCCTTAACAAGCGTCGAACCGCCCACTGCCGATACTGAAAGCTGGTCGTTGATGATAGCGTCCGGCGTAAGTTCAGCGATATGGTCAGCAACAGCGATCTCCGAAGCCTCCACAGACTTCTTGTGCTTTGCCGGGTCATAGATATTGTAATAAATAGCCGGCGACATACCCATCAGCTTATGGAACGAATACATCGCCTGGCAGAGATTCCACTTCGGCGAACCGTCCGCATTTCTCCACTCCGCGCTGTAGCCTCCGAGTTCCTCAGCCTCCGAGAACGCGGACGCAAGCTGAGGCTTGCCTGTGAATCCCTTGCCGCGATGGCAGGGCCATGCGCCTATGAAATAAGGAATACCGACCGCTGCGGTCTGCACCGCAACAACGCCGGTATCGTCCTTATATGTGTTTATGCCATGTCTTAAAGCCACGGTTTACTCCTCCTTGCCTGTGATTTTCCTGATAAGCGCGTCGTACGGGATGTAAATGCCGCGCTTTTCCTTCAGGTCGCTTTTTGCCTTTGCAACGTTGTGGTCTGCGACAATAAGCCGCTCGATCTGCGGGTTATCCTTGAGCTTATCACCGAACGACTCGATGATTTCAGCCTTTGAGCCGAAATAAATTCTGCCGTTTGTGACAACTCCGCGTATTGAGGGACCTAAATAGACCCAGACCCTTGACTCTGCCGCCGCGTTCTGCCCGCCCTGCTCTGCCTGTTCCGGCTGTTCGGACGGTACTTCATCGCCGACGGTCTTTACCTCAGACATTTCCTCCGAAACGTCGGTTTTCCTTGCCAAAGAAATCAACCTCCCTCTGTATTGGTCTGATGTGGAATGTGCCTATCATTTCGCCTGCGTAGTAGGGCGCGGTATCATCGGGATAGACGACCGACTCAACTCCCTCATGCTCGTCAAGCACGAATTCTTTTCCTATCTGCACCTGTTCAAGCAGCCGCTCCTGCACCCTGTCCATGAGGTTGAGGAGCATTACAGCGCCGTCCTGCTCGTCCTGCGAGTACACGCAGAAGATAAAGCGCACCGCCGCCGTGTATTCGGGATTAGGATAACCGTTCTCGCTCCGCTGGTGCTTGCTGTCGATAAACTGAACGATGATATACGGCGCGAGTTTCTTTGCCGAATTGCTGTCAGGCAGACGCATGAGATACACCGCCGGAACACGGCTTTTCTCCTTTGCGTCGCCTTTCTGGACTGCCTCCGGAAGAGAAATGTTCTTTATCGCGTCCTCGCAGAACGTTTTCAGTTCCTGAATGAGTTTTACCCTTGTCATGGTTACCTCCAACCGTTAAGCAGCGCCGTTGTTTCATGCTCCATGCGCTCCTCAAACACCTTGCGGACATTGTCGCCGACCGTATTTGCAAGGGTCGGATTCGCCCCCAGCATCTGCGGAACGGACGGACCGAACTTCTGCTTTATCGGCAGTCTGCTTGACCCGTACCGTTCAAAAAGCCCGATGTGTCCGCTGTCCATCGTTGCACGGAAAACGTGTTTCAGCGTTTCGCCGGCGGTGTTCCGCTTGACCTGCACTCTGTACAGCCCGGAACTGGTGATTTTTGCGTTGAACCGGATAAGCGGAACATGAAATCCGCGAAAACTAAGTCCGACGCTTATTTCATCGCCGGACTTCTGAATATGCTGCGAAGACTTGGTATACTTCTTGAAGTCGGACGTATTCAGCGAATAGTCCTTATTGACTTCACGCGCTACAGCCGCCGTGCCGCTCGTTGCGGCGCGGGTCAGGGAAGAACTGGCCGCTTTCTCAATGCCGCCCGGTATCCCGGCTAAGAGCTTGGTTGCCCGGTCGAGCGCCTTGGAGCTGCCGGAATCATCAGCAAGCGAAATGTTGACGATTCCGGAATAATTGCCGCCTGAATAGCTGTCACTCATCGTAATACCTCAGTTCCAGCGTGATAAGCCCCATCTCACATTTGGACGTAACTACCGAATACTTGCGGAAAAACGTCTTACCCAGCGCCTCGCCGTCGTCTATCTCAAAGCGGTGTCCCTGTTCGGGGATCACACCATCAAGATCCTTCTCGTTGATATAGGCAACGGCGGTCACAAGGTATATGCCCTCAGCATGGTCGCTCTGAATTATAGGTCTGTCAGACTGCTTGACCCGCTGGAGAATGATCGGTATATCTTCATATACCTCTCCATCGTATTTCACTGTGTGACTTTCCGCAAACTCCTCGGTGTTCATCAGCACATTTGCGATATCGGACTTGACCATGTCCTTAAAGCCCATTATTCGCCCTCCGGATCATCGGACAGCGCGTCGGCGAAAAAGTCGTCAAGCGCCTTGATGAGTTCCTGCTTGGTCGCAGCTACAGACACCTCGATACCGTACTCGTTTGCAATCGACTGCAAATCAGCTTTCGAGGTGTCCGGACCGTACTGCGGTATGCCAAAGTCATCACCGGCGCTTTCGTCATTATCATTGTCATTACTTTCAGACTGAACCTCGCCGCGCTCGGCACCGTCCACCGCCTCCGCGATACCCTCGCGGACAATTCTTAAGCCCAGTTTCTCGTCAACCTCGAACGGCGGGTCCTTGGGAGACTTGGGCTTTACAATACCGTCAACCACCAGCCCGAAAGTTGTATTAAGGATTCTGATTCTCATAGAAACCTCCTATCAGCTTACGACGGATGCCGCGAAGATGAACGGCGTGTAGTACCTGGGCATTGCGATAGGCCTTGAATAAAGCTCTACAGCTCTGGTATTATGGGGGTTGTCCACAAACAGCTTGGTTACTCTAGACTTGGCAATAGTCGCGAAGTCCGGACTGCCATAAGGCATGAGTGTGACCGCACTGTAAGCCACACGGCCGCAGTTCGGGAATGTTACCATTGCCGCGTCACTGGGGAAATAGCTTTGTGTTACACCGTTATCATTTTCGTATTTGTGACCTACAACGAAAACGCGCAGCGTGTGACCACGGAAATTGAACGAGCCAAGCTCATTGACTCCGGGAAGTATGTTGTGCTCGTTCACACTGCCGAAATTGATCGCAATGTTCTTGTTCAGCATTGTGTAAAGTTCCTCGTTCTTGTAGAACACATCGGCAACGTCGGTGCCGATGAGCAGGTCAGTAGCCGCCATACCACGGTCGGAAAGCATCTCACACATTGCGTGAACATCTCCGATGATGTTGGCGTCCGAGCTGTTCCACTTGTTCTGCGGGGTGTATGTATGTTCCGTTGCAGTGTCATAGAACTGAATATGCTTTGTTTCACCAGGGGTATTGATGTCGATGTACTCCTGCATGGTGAGCGCATTATTCTGCATTAACTGAGCGCACATCCACTCGATACGGCGGCGCGTTCTCTTTTCAAGGGTCTCAAGATCCTCTGCAAGCAGACGTATAGCCCGCTGTGCAGGTGTGGAACCTGCGATAAGGGGTTCGCCGAAACCGCGTGCTGCCAGCTCGTCAGCGCTCAGCGGAAGTCTTTCAGCAATATATGCGGGACCGAATTCAGCCACGGTGTAGCCATCGCGCTCAATAGGTATAGCGCCGCCGCGTTCAGGCACGAAATGTGCCAGCTTACGCTCACCGCTCTTTTTGTACTCCACAAGGATCTTGTCCTCGGTATGAATATCACTTTTGCCAGTGGTAAAGTAGCGGTCGCTGAAGAACATTGTTTCAGGCTTCGCCTTTTCGTGAATGCTCTGCAGCACGTAAGACTTGGTTATATCAATATTTACTGCCATTTTGTCCTCCTCGTTAGTTAGAATCGGCGGCGGTAAACTCGATGCCATACTTGCGCAGGGTATCCTTGTCTGCCTCCGTCATCTGGTAGCTGTCCTTCATGATGATCCTGTTACTGTTGAACTTGCCGCCGATGTAGATGGTCATGTTTACATCTTCGTCAGCCGGTACAGTGATGTCATCGGTCAGAATACCGTAAGGCTCAAGCACCTCGCTGTCCGAAGATGAAGCGGTCGTTCCCAGGATAACAAGTGTGCCGTCCTTTGAAGATTTAGCCAGCACGGTGCCGCGCTTAAGCTCTCCTGTGTTCTTGCGGAGCTTTCCGGTGCCGACTCTTAACGCCGGATCCGTGCCGGCGACAAGATTGTCGGCGGATACTGTGCCAAGCTTTTTGAGAAGTTCCGTAGTCATTACTCGTCCTCCTTCAGCGCATCGTCAATAGCTGCTAAAACCTCAGCCTCTTCCTGGGCTTTGGTCTGTTCCGCGCCGCCGTCAGCCTGCGGAGCGACCGCGTGAACGTCTTCCGCACCGGAACCGCTGTAATCTGCCTTCATGTCGTCAAGGAACGACTTGCCTTTCCTTGCATTCTCCGACATAGCCTTGTAAGCAAGTTCCTCGGCTGTGCAGGGGTTCTTGTACTTAGCGTCAGCGAGGAGTTCCGGGCTTACCTGTCCGGCGATAGCCTCTATCTTCTCTAAGCGTGTGCGCTCGTCCGCAAGCGCCTTCTGCACAGCGGCGTCCATTGCCGTCTTGTTTTCGTCTGCGTGTTCTGCCTTGTAATCCTCCTCAACGCGTGCTGCGAGTTCAGGATTTTCTTTGCGCAGTTCAGCAAGATTTACTGCCATAGTAGTTTTACCTCCCTCATTGTTGTTTGATCTATTTGCATTGCCTTCGTTTGATTCAGGCTGTAATGCCATGTGGTGTGCCGCTGTAATATTTGGAGTGTTATTTACAATCGGTATATTTTCAGGGCATGTTGCTCCGTAAAGCGGCATAAATCTGCCGCTCACATACAGCGCCGTCTTATCAGCCGATGCAGCTATCTTGACTTCGTCGCTTGTTTCAATGAGCTCATCAACAAAGCCCTGCTCCTTGGCTTCCGACCCTGTCATAAATGTTTCGGCTGACATCATATTTAGCAGTTCGGTTTCCTCTTTTCCGGTCTTCCGCTTGTACGCTGCCAACATGACCTTGTCGTAAGCATCATTGGTCTGTGCCACTTTTCTAAGTTCATCCGCGTTGTAATAGCCAAATACAGGCGCTAATGACTTGTGTATCATTATCAGAGACCCCTCGGACGCCCTGACTGTATCAGCAGCGCACATAATGTGTGAGCCTGCTGACATTGCCACACCGTCAACGGTGCAGGTGAGCTGTGTGCCGTTCGCAGCCATTTCACGCAGCTTGTTGTATATGACTATCGCAGTGGTACATGAACCGCCGCAGGAATTGAGCTTTATGTCTAACTTTCTGCTCTTGGATATTGCCTTTAAGTCATCTAAGATCTCGCTTTCAACAATGTAATTTTCTTCCGTGGGCTTATTGGTGTCATAGTCAAACGGTCTGCTTTTTACTATTATACCGTAAAGCACAAGCTCGGCGGTTTCCATATCAGCGTCAGCCCTGACCGAATATCCCTCACGCTCCGCAAAATATGCAGCGCCTTTATTCTTCATCGGCATTTTCTTCATCTCCCTCTTCATCATCGTCAGCGATGTTATTCGTCTGGGCGGGTATAATGTTCTTTATAAGCTCGTTCTCCACCGCAAGAGCAGACATATTGTCCTCCCAGTTCTCGCCGTAGTACTCTCTTGTGATTTGCTCGTTCGTCTTCCAGCCGTGCTGAACCAGCATAGCATTTGACTCTGCTTCCTTCTTGGGGTCAAGCTGTGTGAGCGCCGGACCGTCCCACCGCGCACTGCACCAAGCCGCTCGGATAAGAGGATCATCGAAGAAACCCGGCGCCTTTATCCTGCCGCGTGCAACAGCCTCAGCAAGCCAGACCTCATAAACAGGCTGGCAGAAGTCATTGACGAACCAAGAACGGCGCATTTTAATGACTTCCCATGCTTCTTCAAGCGCGCCCTTAGACGCCGAATAGGACGCGGTGAATTCCTTGAGCAATACCTCATGTGGCATCTCAAGCGCCGCGCCTATCTGCCGCGCGATCGACTTGGTGAAAGTTTCATACCCGGCAGTCGGTATATTAGGATTGCCGAATACGATTTTTTCGCCCTTTTTCAGTTTTACAATATTTCCGGGCGACATCTCCGGCTCATCCTCGTTGGCGTCGTCATCATCGGAATGGTCGAACATCGGCATAGCAGTCGAATCTGTATCCGTTTCAAGCCACCCGGTAAAATACGTCTGAATGATCGCCGCCGTAAGTTCGCTTTCAGTGTATCTGCGATTCTGCAGGAGCATTTCAATAACCGGGGCGAGATACGAAACGCCCCGATACTGGTCGGGGCGCTCTGAATCCATTATCTGAAGTATGTTAGGCAGTCCGGTCTTTTTGCTGACCGCCTCGACTCTGACCCAGTTGATGTCCTTAAGCACGGTAGAATACGGGTAACCATTGCAGACGTGGTAAGCTACCACTCTTCCGCCGGCATCCACTTCTACGCCGTCATGCACTTCATTGTCGCCGTGTTTTCCCTCTGTGACTGAAAAAATACCGTTTGAAACAGAGCATAACGGCGTGCTTATTCTGTCAGCTTCTATCATCTGCACACAAAGGGAAAACGGATTAAGCCGGGTAGGCTCCCGCCTTTTCAGCAGGGCAAACACATCGCCGCTCATCAGCCACGATTTCACGGCTAACTGCTGCATTTCGTAGAAATTATTTATGCCCAGCGCGTCACATGATGACTTGTTCAGACACCATGCCCGGAACTCTGCCTCGGTGCGTTTGCACCATTGCCTTGCACTTTCCGTTGAAAGTCCAAGCAGTTCCGCGTCAAGACTGCACTTCATTCTGAGTCCCGGACCGACTATCTTCGTGCGATTAGTGTTCACAGCGGCGGCGGCTATCGGAGAAGCCATATATAGCATGCGCCCGCGCTGACGCATTGTTGCATTGTGAAAGTCTATATCCTCAATCGGCGCGCCCGAACGCGCATTGAAAGCCCTTAATGACCTTTTAGTAAGCGATGCTCCAGCGTCACCGTACCCGCTTGCATGTACATATGAGCCGCTCATAAACGTCCCCCCTTTTTTCGTGGAATAACAAAGGCACGCCGTTTGACCGGGCGTGCCTTAATTTATTAAATTGTAGATTTCACTTGTCGGCAATTGCGGCTCATGCGCCGTTTTTGCCCATAAAAAAAGCACCTCTTTCAAGGTGCTATTATTTGTATTTTTTTGATTTTTTTGAGATTTTTTCAAAAAAACTATTGACAATCACGTTATAACGTGGTATAATAATATTGTCAGAAGGGAGGTGAAAGCGATGGACAATAAAATAAAAGAGCTCACCAAGTTGCTCGAACAGCTTGACAAGCTCTTGACCCAGGTGGTGAAAATCCTCATCACGGTCGGAACCATCTGGGCAATAATCAAGGGAACGTTCTTCTAAACGTTCCGCTCTACCGGGGCGAAAGCCCCGGCAAGAGTATTATAACACATTTTCAAAAGGAGGTCAATAGTATGAGCGAAAAAAACAGAACACTTCTCAAGCTGATCTGGCACATTGTAAGCATCTCCATGTCTGTGGTGGCTATAGTATTCTTAATCTGGTTCTTCTTCGTAAAGTAAAGGGGGATTCTTATGTTTCTGTATATCAAGGCATATCGGCTGCGTGCAAAGATTTCCGTGCCGAAAATGTCTGAACTCACAGGCATATCAAAGCGCACCATTGAAGACTTGGAAAAACGCGGCGACTGCCTTGTTTCCAATGCTCTGAAAATCACCGATGCGCTCGGTATTACCCTTAACGACCTGCTGACGCCGCCTGACGCCGCTGAGTAAGCCGTTTCAACATTCAAAGCGCCTGCCCGCAAGCAGGCGCTTTTTCTTCGGTGAAGAGCCGCATGCGCCGCTGCTGCCGCGCACACAGCCCTCGGAGAAATTATGAACTCTGCCGTGAAAGCCCTAAACCGGCAGAAATCAAGGCGCGATCAAATTCGCGCCCTCTTTTCTGCTGATTTTTGAAATTGATTGCAAAACGTATCATCTGTCCGTGGGGATTATGCCCACGGTCTTGCGCGTTGCCTTGCCGTGCAGGATAGCGTCATAGTATGCCTGCCGGTCAACAGCCTCTTCCAGCAGCTCGTCAAGCTTTGTCATGTCGAACTTGGTGATCTCCATGTCGCCGATCTTGTACGATTTTACGCCGCCAGACGTAAGCGACTCCTGTGCCTTGATAAGTTCGTCTATACGTTTTGTATAATGCTCATACATTTTACGAGCTGTATTTTTATTAATCATCGTTATCACCAATCATCGTAAAACTCGCTTTTCTTGCGCTTACGCGGCTTCGCTTTCTTCTCTTTCATGGGAATTGACGCATTTTCTTCGCCCGGCTTAGCCGTTCGGAGCTTCTGCTCTATCGCGTCCCAGTCAGGCGAAAGTATTTCGCACGCCGCAAGGTTGTAGTTCCGGATATCAAAAGCCTCGTTGCGCTCATGTCCGGGGATCTTCTGCCATTGCCAGGGGTGTTTCAGTTTCGGAACATACGCAAGGTGTTCCGACATCAGCTGTTTAAAGAATTGCTTGCCGTAATCGTCGCGCAAGGGAAAGTGACAGTAGTTAGCGCCAGGCGACTGAACGCGGAGGTTGTCCACAATCTTCTGCTTACCTGCATTAACGCCTATCTCATACACCCATACCTGCCCGATAACCTTGCCGTTGACCACGATTTTTTGTTTCTTGGGAGGCGCGGTGTACGGTATATCCGGACGGTTCGCGCCCTTTATCGCAAACACATGGTCATATTGACGGGCAAGACAGTGCTGGCGGACTTCCTGTGTAAAGTGTCCGCCCTCGTCGATAAAAGTAAGCGAGATTTGCAACGAAACCCCGCTTTTAAACTTGTATTTATGAGATAATACCTCGTCAAGCCGCTCCCAGACTTCTTCTGTGTCAGGGCGTCCAAGGATAACGCCTTTCTTTATGCCCCATGTTTCGCCGAATCGCCGGTGTCCCACGACCTCATATTCTAGTCGGTCGTCCTGTGTATCCACACCGCAGGTGAGCAACAGTACGCCGTCCGGCACTTCTGCCTCATAGACTTCGCGCCGCGCCATAACATCATCTTCTGAAGCCATGTCGCCGCGCTCTTCCCAAAGCTCGCCGAACTGCGTATTATACACGACCTGCAGTTTCGCAGAATCCGTCCCCGCCTGCAGGAACTGTAATATTATCGACTCCCATGTTGCCCATGGGGAAACCCATGCAGTCAGCCAGAACGACCGTGTTTTGTGGTGTTTTCTGGCTTCCGGGACTGTTGCGACCCATTTAGCAGGCTGACTTTTCATCGTGTGTTCGTCGGATATGCCGCCGCATTCCGGGCACACATAAAACAGTTCCGTGATGTGGAATATCTTCTTGTCGCCCTTTTCGGCTGCCTCGTACTCAAATCTGATATTATCAAATGTGATCTCGACATATTCGCCGCAATGGGGGCATTGGGTTTTCCACCGCTCCATCGTGCCTAAGTTGTAAGAATTTTCGATAGCTGACGCCCCTTTTACAGTCGGCGTTGAAACCTCGACCATCTTCTTGTTGTAGAACGTTCTCGTTCTTGCAACCGCCAGCTCCCACGGGTCTCCCTCAGAACCAGCACTCGTAGCCCACCTGTCGCGCTCGTCGCCGAAGACGTAACGAATAGGCATTGAAGAAAGATCGTGCGCCACGTTCGAACCAGTCATGACGAGCACGCCGCCGGGGAACGACTTCTGCCGCTTGGTGTTCGCTGCGTCGCGTGACTTGGGATCAGCGACTTTGCGCTTAAGGCAGCGCGTTTCACGGATCATCGGCGCAATTCTCATTTCCGAGTAACGCTTAACATCGTCAATCGTGGGCTGTATCAGCAGTATCGGTCCGGGGTCCTGGTCTATGCAGTATCCGACCATGTTGTTAATGGTTTCAGACTTGCCGACCTGCGACGCGGCGACAACTACGATATGCTCGATAAGCGGGTCAGTAAAACTGTCCAGTATATCAAACATATACGGAGTTCGCGAAGTCCGCCACTTGCCGACTTCCGCCGATGATTCGGAGGTAAGCCGGCGGTTCTTGTCCGCCCACTGTGATACGGTGAGGTCTTCCGGCGGTTTCATGCCGCTTAGGATCTTCGCAAGGCAGGCGTTCAGCTTGTTCACCCGATCTTTTTCTGATTCTCGGAACACACCGCCACCTCCCGCCGCTCAAACCCCTTTCTGACACACGGATTTATTGATATTATCGCCCGAATTAAAGCCGCATAGGGCTTGGTGGGTACGGTGGGAATCGAACCCACATGATCCGGATTAAAAGTCCGGTGCTCAACCATTGAGCCACGCACCCGAAAAGGCGGGAACGGCGGGTCCTGCCCCCGCCGTTCATGCACAGCGATGGTTGATATTCCCGGAGCGTTGGCGCACGCCGGGAGCATGGAAAGGAAACACCGCCCGCACAAAAGCGGGACAAACAATTAGCGGGCGGTAGTGGGGATTGAACCCGCCGGCAGTGGGCTGAACCAGTATAAATACTGACTTTTTACCATGACCGTATCCCGACATATACCACCGTCCCAAGACAGCAGGGCGGACTTGAACCGCCGACACGGGGTGTGCTTTCCCCGGCTCTACCAACTGAGCTACTGCCACACGAACACCACAGTTCCACATCGGATAATGCGCTCCCGCACTACCTCTGTTTCACCGCGAACGGATGAGTAGTCCGCGCCTGTGCCGTGTATTGTATACACAACGTCTTGACAAGAGCCTGCGGATTTGCACCGCACGCGCTAAGGCGCGGCACTGTGCGGCTCTGAAATCTGCGCAGGGTCAAAGGAGAAAGCCCCTGCGCCTTGTATCGTCTGCGCGATGTTGCAAGTCCGCGCTATTACTATGTTTGAATCGAACAAAAATACCGCTTGGGCGCGGTGATCAGACTGGTTGAATGTTGGCTCTGTGTCCGTCGCCTCAAACGGTATTTTTTCGATTATATTGTATCACAAATATAAAGGGACATGGGGGACATTCGGGACAAATTGCAAAAATATCTGAAAAAGATATTATCGAATAAGCTGTATCCACCCTCTGAAATCCGGTGCTTACTAACTTCACGCCGATTTATTCTTCATCTTCTCCATCGTCGAAGTCAGCGTCAAGTTCACGGTTAGTCCGCTGCCGCACCAGCTCGTCATATCTTTTCGGATCATACTTGTATTCGGATAAGTCCTTAAGGATCTCATGAACCTCATGCTCAATGATCTTCTGCACCTCGGCAGGCTCGGAGGACGCAGCGCAGTCAGTGGCACATCTTCCGGCAAGAGCCACAAGCCCGCCGCGAACGAAGTAGAGCAGGTCGGCGGTCATTTTCTGTACGTCCTCTGAACGGTGCATTTTGCCCTGGAATTCCTTTGCCTGCATTTCCGCGATGACCGCCTTGGACTCCTTGAGTTTTGCCTCTGCCTTTTTCCGCTTAAGCTCCACATCAGCGGTATCATCATCGCTCCGGCGCGATTCCAGCGACGCGCAATAAGCCCTCATGGTCTGCGTAAAGTCGTAGAGCGTACCATGCTTTGTCTTGGTTTCCTTGATGATCCCGCGCGCTGTTATGTCGCGGATCCATGACGTAGTCTTTCCGGTCGCCGCTACAATGTCGGCGGTCTTCACGAATATCTGCGCTCCAGCTTTCAGCGAGTAAATGATCCCCGCCGGCTCCGAGGTCGCGGGACGTGCGTCCTGTGCCGCCTCTGTACGCGCTTCTTCCTCCATAGCATCCAGCCTTGCCGCCGCGTTAAGAACCGCACTGTCGCCGCTCACAGAGGGAACATCAGCCGCTTTTCTGCGTGGCGTGCGCGCTGGCTTATCTGCGGCGGCTTCCGGCGCTGTTTTCTTCGTAGCCTTGCGCTTGGTGTCCGCACTTCCTTTCGCGGTGCTTTTAGTCTGTTTCGCTCCGCTTGAACCGCCTTTTTCACTACTTTTAGCGGGTTTCGCTCCGCTTTTCGCCGTTTTCTTGCCGCTAGGCGTGGCTTTTGCCCCGCCCGGAACTGGCTTTGTAGCCGCCTCCGACACCGTTTTTTTGACCTCGGTTTCCTGTGCTTTTTTCCTTGCCATTTTTCTAATACCCCCAAAAATATTTTTTTCAATTCAAGTGACCCGTTTTTTTCTCCATGACTAGGCGAAAATTGGGCGTCGGCGAGCCTCACCTCACCCCGCCCCCGGGTCACAGTACCTTGAGGGGGGTTCACATCGGCAAAAGGCAGGAACAGCGCCCTTGCGCCGCTCTCTGCCATTTTATTGATGCCGTGTTGAGGTGTCAGTTGTACTCTTTCAGCAGGATAGCAAGCGCCTTTTCCGCTTCTGATGTCTGAGGTTCGATGTCCTCGCCTCGGTCGTAGTTGTACACTACTTTGCTGTCCTGGACAAGTGTTAGCTTTGAGATCCTGCCGTTGTCAATTCCGAACTGGCTTTCGTTCTCGTAGTGTTTCACCCAGTAGCTCACCGATGTCATGCCGCCGTTGCTGCTCGGTATTCCTATTGCACCTTTTGTCCACATATTCTTTTCCTCCTGCTTGATGTGTATTTCCTTTCGGTGTGTCCATATTAACTCTAAAGGGACGAAATTGCAAGCGATTGCAAAAGAATATCCTGCACAAAGATTTCGCGGCTATCATGTGTATTTTACCTTTTGTAGCAGCGGTGAATGATGTCGATGATCTTGCTCTGCTCCTCGGCTGACACTCCGATACTCTTCAAAGCCTCTCTTGTGCCGCATTCCGGGCATATGAGCGTGTGACCGTCATCGCGCGATATTGCAGGCGGTGCGGTATAAATCGCGCTGCACTTGGGGCATTGCGCCGCTCTTCTTGATGTTGTTTTTTTCATAGTGCTGCCTCCTCGCTTCTCTTTACTGCGTCCATCAAGATATTGATATCAAATCCGAAATCTTTGTAGCCTTCTCTGCAAGTGTTGATGTACACCGGACTTGGTATCCCTATCTGCCTATCCTCATGCATGATGTAAGCAAAGCAGTCGCGCACGCCCAAATCCTCGCCGTCCCTACCCCATATCTGCTGTCGGAATTCCTTCTTGTAGTAGAATGTAGGGAAACCCTCGTAGCGGTCTAAGGCGCTAATGTCGCGCTCTGTGACCGCCCATACGCCCACGGGCACGCTAGAGCCTTTGCGCCGCTCAATGGTCAGGTATGCCCCGGTCTTGCTCCCTTTGAAGAGGAGCTCATAGTCTTTGATTTCAGCCGTTCCGTAGAATTTTGCGTCTGGACAGCGTATGATCATCTGAACAATGTTGAGGTTGCTGCCATAAGCCAAGTAGAGTTTTTCTTTCATAAAAATACGTCCTTTCTGAAGAATTGCCCTTCTACCACCCTAAGACCGCCGAAGCGGTCAGGGGAGGTTTGCCGGGGTCATGCAGTTCTGCCGTTTCGGAAAGCTCCGTCGCCGCTCAGGCGGTTCGTGAAGGTTTCTCTTGCGGTCTTGAACTCGTTCCCGATAAATCCAAGGCGAAGGAGCCAAGTGCGCATCGCGTATTTAGGATTGTCCACCTGCTGGGGCTTGGGACTTGCACTCTTTGCGTTCTTTGCCATCGCGCTGAGCGCTAAGCAAAGCTGTATGTAGCTCTTGAGCTGTCCTGCGTGAAGCCCATTCTGCTTTGTGCCGCTCGGTGCGTCGAATTGGAAAAGTCTAAACTCAACCGTACCCTTGGTGAAAGTGGCGTGCAGGTTAAGCATATGGTATCTGCTGTCGTTGTAGTGCGCTGACCGGCCGTAGCTTGCGTTCTGGCTAGTGTACCAGATGTCCGCAAGCTCCGCCATGGTCTGGGGCTTTTTGCGGTTGAGCTGTTCGAGGAATGCGGGGCTTACCGTGCGGCAGTAGCGGTTCATTCTTCCTCTGTCAAGGTTGAGGGCACTTGCTAAAAGGCTTTCGTGGCTTGCCATTATATTGGCGAGGTTTCTGAGGCTCTGCGGCGTGTGTCCCTGTGCGCCGATGTGAACGTGTACCCCGCAGCCCCTTGTTGCGTCGCTCTTGGCTCCTGCCTTGCGAAGTCGGCGAATGAGTTCCTGAAGTGTTTCGATATCGCTGTATGTAAGGATCGGAGTGACCATTTCGCACTTTTCACCGTCAGGCCCGTGAATGCTTACGTCTTTCTGGAATTTCCACTCGCGACCCTCGCTGTCCCAAGCGGAGAAGGTGCAGTATCCGTTGCGGCCGGCGGTGTTTTCGTGGCGATGCGTTCCGAAGAACTCAGCGGCGATCTGCGCGGCTTTCGCTCTTGTTATGTTGTTCATCTCGACCTCAACGCCTATGGTCTGGTTCTTAATGCCCTCAATCTGTACCTGTGTGTTTTTCATTGTCGTGTCCTCCGTTTGGCTTTGTTTTCCCTTTCGGTGTGTACATATTAACTCTAAAGCGAGATAATATCAAGCGGTTTAGGAACAATATATTACACGAAATGTACAGCGGAATTATGTGTATATTATGCCGCTCGGTGCTGCCTGCTGACCAGCTATATATTAACTCCGAAAGGGACACATATCAAGAGAATAAACTCACAAACTTTCAACATTCAACTGTGAATAGTAAACAATGCCCGAAAGGACAAAGAAAACGCAGGGCAAAGCAACGCCATTCCCCCACAGCTTGTATTCCGCTGAATCGCTGTGAGGACTTTTAAGCCATGCGCGAAGCTGCTTATCTGACTTTGCCTTCTTCGAGCCGCTCGTTATATTACGATGGGTTTCAAATACCTGCCGCCAGAATTCAAGCTCACCATCGGTCGGCTCCGCTGTTCCGAGGTCGGCGCACCACCAATCCGGAAAGCCTTGCAGCCGGGCGCACTCCGTAGGCATGAGCCGCCGGACGATGTATTGAGGTTCTTCCGCAACGGTCGGTGGATCCTTATAATCAGATGCCACAAGAGTGCCTGCAACATTCTCGGTAGCTTCTGTGTGGTATGAGTTCTTGCTCGTGCTGTACACCCGCGCTGGAGAAAAAGCTACAGCGTGACGGTCGGTAGCATTCAGCGTGAAAGAAACGTCCTCGTTCACTCCGCTGCCTTTCGGACCGTTCTTGTCCGACCTGCCTATCATCGAGCCTTGAACGGATACAACAGCAACCCCGCCTTGGTTGGAGTCCGGCGCATTACCGCCGGTATCTATTGTCCGCGACGTAGTAGTTTCATAGCAATTATGCCTGGCATTCTTTGTTCCCTCGGAGGTAAATCTTACATCAAAACATCTCGTTTCTTTGGTCACAACAAACGGCTGATTGTTCCCGCCCATTCCATAGGTCGAACTTACTGTTGGAGCGACATCAAGCGGTCCGGTATACCGTGTGTCCTGTGAATGATTTTCGTAGACAGTTGCTGGTATCGTCCCAGCGCGGAGCGTGGGCGAGGTTTCTTCCTCGTAGCCGATTCCACGTGCTTTCGCCGAATGCTCCGCGCAAAAGCCGGCAGCGTTCATTAAGCCCCCGCTTGCCGCTCCAATGCCGCCCTCAGCAGCGGCGGCAGTTCTTTGCCACGCGCGGAAGCTCTCAGAAGAATACCCCGACACGCCTTCTGACTCAAACAGTATCTTTCCGGCGCGTTCGGAATCAAGATCTGCGACAAGGTAGATGCGTTTTCTTCGCTGGGGTACTCCCCAGTATTGAGCGTCAAGGACTCTCCAGGCAATGGAGAAGTCTTTTGCCATGATATATCCCGCTGTTGTCCATCCCTCATATTGAGGAACAGAAACGGTTTCATCTTTGATTTTACACAGGCTTTCGAGGACGCACCGAAAGTCCTCACCGCCGTTTGAGCTGAATGCTCCGGGAACGTTCTCCCACACGCAGTATCGCGGGTATTTGCCATTTGTTGCACACCTCATTTCCTTGATTATCCTGACTGCCTCATAGAACAGGCTGGAACGTGCACCGTCCAAGCCGCTCCTCTTTCCGGCAATGCTCATATCCTGACACGGACTGCCAAATGTGATAATATCGACAGGCGGTAGTTCCGCACCGTTTAGCGCAGACACGTCGCCGAAATGCTTCATTTGAGGCAGTCGCTTTGTTGTGACACGGACGGCAAACGGTTCTATTTCCGAGGACCACAGCGGAATTATTCCCGCAAGCATTCCTCCGAGGGGAAAGCCGCCGCTGCCATCAAATAGACTGCCTAAAGTTAGTTCACTCATGCTCCACCGCCTTTGCAAGTGAAGCATATGGGATTCTTTCGCCGGCACGTTCGACAAATACATCGTCGGAGCGTCCAGTATCATCAACGTATCTCCGCAGGATAACAGAAGCGTACTTCTCGTCCAGCTCCATCGTATAGCATATCCGGTTTGTCAGCTCGCACGCCATAAGCGTTGAGCCGCTCCCTCCGAACGTATCAAGCACGATAGCATTTTCCTGTGAGGAATTCTGAATGGGGTATGATAAAAGGTCAAGGGGCTTCGAGGTAGGGTGGTTCGCGTTCTTCTTGGGTTTGGCAAAGTTCCAGATGGTGGTCTGCTTTCGGTCGGAATACCATGAGTGCTTGCCGTTTTGCAAGAATCCATACAGAACCGGCTCATGCTGCCATTGATAGTCACTCCGACCTAAAACCAGACTATCTTTGACCCAGATACAGCAGCCAGCGAGATGAAAGCCAGCGTCAACGAAAGCCCGGCGGAAATTCAGTCCTTCCGTATCAGCATGGAAGATGTATGCCGCCGCTCCCTTTTCGAGGCAGTCGACCGCCACGCTGAAAGCCGATTTAAGGAAGCTGTAGAAATCTTCGTCCTTTATGCTGTCATTCTGAATGGTCAAGCCGCTCGATGATTTGAACGATACGCCATACGGCGGGTCTGTCAGGAGCAGGTTCGCGCGCTTGCCACCCATCAGTGCGGCAACATCATCGGCGCTGGTGGCGTCGCCGCACATCAGGCGGTGTCTGCCTACCGTCCAGATATCGCCGCGCTGTACAAATGCCGCTTTCTCCAATGCGGCTGACAGGTCGTACCCGTCATCTTCAACATCAGATTTGCTTTTATCATCGAATAAGTCCGCAAGTTCCTTTTCGTCAAAACCTGTGATGGATAGGTCAACGCCCTCGCCTTGCAGGTCTGACAGCTCCACAGCAAGCAACTCATCATCCCAGCCTGCGTTAATGCTCAGCTTATTGTCTGCGATGATATATGCGCGTTTCTGCGCCTCGGTGAGGTGTGATTCCTTGACGCAGGGTATTTTCTTTAGGCCTAGCTTTTATGCGGCATAAAAGCGGCCGTGACCGCACAAAATCGTGTTATCCTCGGCAATGACGATAGGGGCGAGGAACCCGAACTCTTTTATTGACGCGGCAATTTGTGTTATCTGTGCAGAGGAATGCGTCCTGGCATTTCGCGCATAGGGGATAAGCTCCTCCACGTCCGCAAGGTAATAGTTCAGTTCGTTACTCACCGTAAACCACCTCCCGAACGTACGTCGTCGGCGCGGGACGTGATTCTTTAAGCTGAAGATTGATTTCACTCCGTATCGCGATGACCTGTTTCATGTAAGATTGAGCCATCACTACATACGGAGATTGAATAGGTGCACCGGTGGTCGGATGCTTGGCGATATAGCCATACTTTGAGATAAGCCGCTCAAGGTGTATCCATCGAGCCACGGAGAATGCATACTGCTCGACCATCTGCATTGATACAGCGTTCTTCATCCCGCGCGAATCAAGCCATTTGAGCGTGTCCTTTAACACCTCATCGGCTCCAAGTTCGCTGCCGTCGCGCTGTATCTCTTTCAGATACTCCTTGATAGGCGGCATCTCAACCGCTTTGATTTCTTCACATTTTTTCCTGGGTAACATAAAACCTCCTCAATTTTATATTGCGCCGGGCGAGAACGCAAAAATTGAGGAGTGCATTGCATCTGATTATGTTTTCATTATATCACGCATTGGACGGGACATGGGGGACATTGGTGACAACTTAATCAGGATTGTCCGATATGTAGCGATAGTACATCTTCTTGACGGAGTCGATGGTGTTCCCCCCACCGAGCTCCTCCGCAACAGTCCTCCAGCTTTTATGCTTGAGAACTCGCTTCTCCATGATGCGCTTAATAAGCAGGTCGGTGATACGTGCGATATACCGCTCGATCCTGACTTTCAAAGCCTCATACTCCTTGACCTCATTGCCAAGCTCTGTCTTGAGGTGTGCCAGCTCGATAAAGCTGTCCTCGGTATGGTTGCGCGGCGTAGGATTCTTCGGAACACCGCTCGTATCGAAGACGCTGGAACCACAGAGTTTTGCTTCAATCCTCGCAATTCTCTCTTTATCATCTCGAATAGCGTCCTCCAGCAGGTAATATTTATTTAATTCTTCTACCGTCATAATATCGTCCAATCCCCTTTATTAAAGATATCCGTTGTCTTTTGCGAATGTTTTCATCTTCTTGAGTGTTATCTTCCCCACGCCCGGAATATTGGCATTTGCGAATGCCTCGAGGAATTCAGCAACACTCTTGGTCGAAGTTGCCTGCTCCTCAAATGCTGTAGGCAGCTCACTTGCCGCCACAGATGCAGAACGAACCTTTTCGACAAGCTGAACGTCGGTCATTTTGCGGAGTTTTACAGCCTCCTCGTGTATACCTGCCTCTTCCGGCGTCCGCCTGCAATTTCTCTTCTTAGCCATAAGCTACACCTCCTTGTTGAAATTGATTGCAAACAGCTATTTTTCGTCAAGGTATGAAAGCAGCGTTTGTTGAGCTGACTCAAATCCATAGCACACCTCGACTGCATATCCGTTGTTCTTCAGCTTTTCTATCCATGTGTTCTGTGCATTAGACGTTCTCCCCTTGGGAGCTTTCATCTCGATAAACAGTCCGTGATAAGCTCCGCGCGGAACAGGGAGGAACAGGTCGGGAACACCCGCCTGCACTCCCATCGCCTTGAACCTTGCGGCTTCGACCTTACTGCGCTTGCCGCCGTTGGGGACATGAAACAGCAACGACAACTCGGGGTGTCTGCCGCTTTCGAACTGCGCCCAGCGAATAAGTATCATCTGTTCGTTATCTTCTATGTGCTGCATTTATACCCCCAGAACGCGCGACGCGTACATATCGGCAGTGTGAGTAAAGAGTACGGCCGGGTACCGTTCGACCGCTCTGCCGTAATACTCCCATTCTTTCTGGTCTGTAAACGAGCCCATATGCCAGCGAATACACGCTATCTCCTGTTCGGTAAGAGTGATATGCCGCTGGAGCATTATCAATGACTTTTCACCATGACCTGTGAGTATCTGGTTCTTGTTCCATTCCCACTTGTCGCCGACCCAGTTGTAGCAGTAATCATCGACCTTGCAAAGGTCATGGAACATTCCGACGAGCCAAGCGCTCCTGCTGTCGTTCCACTGCAATCCGAGGTTTCGCGTATATTTCTCCAATTCGACTGCAACTTGCCTAGAGTGTATATAAAGTCCACCGCGCTGGTTTCCATGATGTCCAAGGGAGGCTGGAGCAGCGAAAAAGCCGTGTGCCTTGAGCCAAGATGGGAAATTTTCAGGAACGTCAACGCATTCTGGATGATTGAAAAAGTCGGAATAGTTTTCCTCGTTTACCTTTGCAAGCTCCTTGTGATCGTCGCCGAAACAGCTAAACAGGAACTCCAGCTTTCTCTTCGCATCGGCGCAGGGCTTGAGCTTGCCGCTCTCCCAAAACTCGACCTCGCTGGGGATTTTATCAACAGCATAGGCTACCCTCTCAATGGTTAAGCCTTTTCTTTCTCGTAAAATTTTCAACTGACTTCCTATTTCGTTATTCATTTTATCCTCCATCAGAATGGGTAATCATCGTCCGGTGCATTGTTTCTGGCTATGGGCGGTGGGTCTGGAGCAGCGGGCTGTTCCTTTGCGCCGCTCGGTGCGCTTGATGTCTTTGAACCGCCGAAATTCACACCCTCCACATAGATTTCGGCTTTGCTGACCTTATTTCCTGCTTTGTCGGTGTATTCGCTGGTTCTCAAAGAGCCGTTGATTATTATCATATCGCCCTTGCCGAAATGATTGCAGATGAACTCGGCTGTATGACGGAAAGCTACGCAGGAGAACCAATCCGTTTTGTAGCTTCCGTCAGGTTCTTTGTAATTGCGCTTGACGGCTATCCGGAAAGAAACGCTTGATATGCCGCTCGGCGATGTGTTCAGCTCGGGCGCTGCTCCAAGGTTGCCCTGCATGCATAAATTATTCAGCATCTTCCTCGTCCTCCGTATCCTCGTTCTCGTCGAACGTGTACTGATGTTCGACCTCGGAGTCGCTTGCCGCTCTGCGTTCCTCCTCAGCTGCCAAAATATTCAGATAAAGGCTCATGCAGTTGTATATCTTGGTCTGAGATTCCTGCCAGGAGTCCACCATTCCCTTTGGAATACGAAGTGACGGAATCATTGCAACCAACTGTAAACCGTTGTATACAAGCAGATATGTAGCATCGTCCTCGCCCTGAATAAGCACCTTTTGTGTATATTCTGTTTCAACGATGGGCGAAAGCAGCTCGGCGGGAATAAACGCAAACGCAGTCTGGTCTTTGTCGACAACGACTTTCATCTCTTCTTCTCCGAAGAATGTGGAGTGTATTTCGATTTCGTCGGCTTCAAATCTTCTGTATTTGCAGGCCGTTTCAACCTTTTGGGCAAGTATACACGCTCCGTCGCTATCGTCCCATGTATTGTCGATTGTCTTTGCATTGAAATCGAACATTGCACAAGCCTGTCCATACGTTATTGAGGGCAAATCGGAAATATCGTAAAGGCCCCAATTTCCTCCGAGCCACTGCTGTGACCGCTCGTTGATCGTAGAGGTTATGCCAAGGTAATGTGTCTTTTTCACGAGCTTTGCGAGTTTCTTAATTATCATGTTGGTACTCCTTTTTACCCCTTATTAACTACCACTCTGCAAGTGTTCACAGCCGTGCCGCTCTCCTTGAACGAGCTTTCCGGCAGCGGCTCAATGGTACCGCCGTAACTTTCCACAAGGGCTCGGAACCCTGCCGTGCGCTTATCAGTGCGGAACAGCACCGACGCCGACATGATTGCAACAACGCAGCGTGTAGCCATGTGAATTGCCTTGGTGACGTGTATAATATCCTGCTGCTTGGTGAACGGCGGGTTCATGACGATTACGCTGTACTTCTTGTCCGGCTCAAATGTCATGAAATCATCGTACACCAGTTTGAACCCCTGTTCTTCGAGGAAAGCACGGTTCTTAGGATTAAGCTCCACGCAGTCACAGCCAGGCATATACTTGGCAATCGCTCCTCTGCCTGCCGAAGGTTCAAGGCACACATCGTCAGGCGTGATGTTTGCAAGTCTTACCGTTTCAGCAGCAAGCTCGTCCGGGGTCGGGAAGAACTGATACTCTGTTTTCTCGCTGGTGTATTCGCCAGTGAGGATAATGCTCTGCAGGATATCCTCTACATCGTCAGCGAAGACGTGGCACTTCTTGGGGCTGTTCCACTTGCCGCCGATTGCTGAAAGCACCTTGCTTACCTGCTGATATGTCTTTCGGTCAAGCTGTTCTGTGAGGCGCAGTGTGTTGCCGCTCACCTCTGCTTTTGCAAGCACTTCAATTATTGCGCTGTCGATTCTCATGTCTTTATGTCCTCCAACATAAGCTGTATTATTTCCTCGGGGGCGTCATCCCACCCGGATTTGATGCTGGCTACTATCTCATCAAGAGCATGGTTCTGCTCTTTTATGAGCTTGGAAGCCCTTTTCTTGAACCAACCCGCCAACTTGATCGGATTGTCCGGCATATTCTCCAGTTTGTCTACTGACTTCATATTCTGGAATGATGATGCAAGCAGCACCATCTTCTCAACTGTTTCACGCTGCTTATCGGGAATGATGTATACCAAGGGCAGTTTCTCAATCTCTGAGCAATCGAGTTTCCGGGAAAATCCCGTCTGTGTGCCATCGTCAGGCGGTATGCACAATTCCAGCGACGCCAAGAGGCACAGCAGCCCGTATTCGGGCAATATTTCTGGGACGAATCGCACCGCACAGACGTGTCTAGAAAGGACGCAATCGCCTATATCGTTTATCGCGACCTTTCCAAGCGTTCCTACGGTTGAAACGAGGATATCACCCAATTTGGATATCGTTTCATTCTCAAAGTTCTCACAGTACTTTTCACATTTCAGCCGGGCATCCTTCATGCTGGACGCTCCAACGATGTAGGGGATTCCCCTGCCCTCGGTGTTCAGCTTGGATTTGTCTAGGTTGCGTCCCTGGAATATCGCGGCACAATCGCCTATGGTTATGTATTCGCTCATGATTTCTGTTCCTCGAAATACTTCATTCCGATTAGATCAGCAATGCCAATGCTACCGTCATCACATGTGTGAGGTGTTTTTCTTCTCACACATGAAAATGCTCCTTTGCCAAGACAACCAACTGCATCTGTGATGCTAATTGCCAAGTGCTTGTCTGTAATTTTCTCTTTTACGCCTACAAGGATTTCACCACAAAGCTTGCACATGTATATTGGCATGTAATACCCGTTTTCGTCGTTATTCATATTGTCCCTCCTGTTCAATTTTCCGACCGCATTCCGGACAAAATCTCAGCTTGTAACTGCCATAGTCGCACCAGCTTTTAACCCTGCCATTAACGATCAACTTTCTTACCAGCGTTGCTTAATACACCGACTTTATTTCCGATAGAGTATCACCCTTGCTTTTCAGCATTGCGAAATCTTCGCAGAAATGGCATCGCTTTTTACTCATTATGCTTGGTACCTTCATTTACGGAATTCTGAATCATCTTTGCAAGGAATTCTGTAAATCCCGTATCACTTTCGGACTCCCGCTTGATAGGTTCCTTTGCAGCATAATGTAAGCAGCAATTTGCGCCAACGCTCTGCTCTGGAAACTCGACGCGAATCAAATCTCTTGCAGCTTCTGCATGTGCCTGGCTATCAAAAAGTGCGAAATAAAGCATCCCTCTGTCATCTTCATGGAAGAACACCTTGGGATCACACCACCCGACAAACCCGTCCATCTTACGTATTGCGGCTACAACGCGCTTTCTGAATTTATCGAGTGGGAACTCCCACGCAAAAAGCGTAACAGTCCATACCGGACACCGGAACTTTCTTCTGGTCGGGTCACGCTGTATCTTAAGTTCTCCTTTCACTCTTAATCACCTCAAACACAGTTTATGCCTAAAGAAATTCGCTTCGAGCTTTTCACAGCTTCAGCCACTCTACCGGACCGTCCATTTTGGCGCCGCATTCTGCACAGAACTTATGATTGGAATACTGAGCATTTCCGGCGCTGACATAAGTTCTATGACACCTCGAACATTCCTGCGTTTTCCTGAAATCCCCATTAAGCGCTCTATAAGGAGGCTCGTTTATCCAATGTGCATGCACCACCGGCGCAACATCGGCGGCTGGCTCACTCTGTATCGCTTCGTACGCAGCGTTTATCGCCTCGTCCCAGCCTGCTGTATAGCTTCCGGGCTCGGCGCCGCAGCCACCTATATCGTTCAGGATTTCCAATGCGCGTTCGCGCGTTATGTATTCACTCATTCCTCTGTATCCTCATCAACGTAGTTCTCGCTGAAACACTCCCGGAACATATCAGCCGACAGCTTGTACATTTTCTGGTGCCGTTCCTTGCTGTCTGTGTACTTCTCAGTACTGTGAGCGAGCTGTGTTATCTTTCCTCTGCATGTTTCGGCAGCGCACTCGCCGTTGTATTCGGCAAGACAGCCGCTGCATTCTTCGGTGTGTTCGCTCATTCCGTGTCCTCCTTTGTGGGCTGCTCGGGGCGCACAAACGATACCGCTGCAAGCGCGTCATTTACGCCACGCTCATAATATCTCGCACAAGCATCGACTTGTTCCTGTTCCACACGGCGCCGTTTGTCGTTCTCTGCGAGCAAGCGCTCTTTAATTTCTTTTAATTTTTCGTTAGTCATTTTCGCTGTTCCTTTCAAAGTAAAATTGTACAGTTGGATTATCAGGGTGCTTAATTAACCCAAATCTGGCGATGTTTCTGTAAGTGGCGCTATCCCTCATAAGCACATTCGGAGCCTGTTCGATTACTGCCCGGAATTTCTCAACGTCAAACGTGGACTTGTAGTGATTACAAGCCCGGCACGCCGGATAGAGATTAGAGGTAGCGTCTGCGCCGCCAAGGTGCAACGGGATAACATGGTCTGCCTGCATATCCTTGATAGTGATTTCGCAGCCACAGTAAGCACAGTGACCGCCGAATTTACCATAGATCTGCTGACGTTCAAAAGAAGTAAGAGCTCTTCTCTGTTCAGCCACTGTTATCACCGTCTTTCCGTGACGCTCGGAACATGGGAACATAGCCGTTCCAAACTCTGTACCATGCACGAACGTGCTTCATATCAATGCTGACGTGCTTTTTCTTGGCACGGAAAACGGTGTAGAGATCCTCCACCTGGATCTGTTTCCAACAGGAGGAGTCCATCATCGGCAATCCGGAACGTCTGCACCACGCAGCACGATATGTTTTGTAGTAGTCGTTGTAACTTTCCTTGGTCTTTTCGAGCCAGTTTGTTGTATCAGCCATTTCAATCCACCTTTATCCTTTCGAACTCAATGACCCAAACCCATGGATTGGCCGCCCAACCGTATACTTCAAGATCTGATTTAGAAACCGTTCCGTTCCATAAGGCAGCAAAGCTGTTAACTAGCCGGCATGTGTTATCTCCGATGAAATCCTTGCAATCTCCGTTGTGATGCATACACTTCTCGCAGGGCTTGTACAAGCCCTCGGCGTAGATGTTGCCAGGTGTGCGGTAATCACCGGTGACAACGTCCTGCACCTTTTCCACCCTCACATTAGTTACCCGCAGGAATATTCGGGCTTCTTCTTTCGGCATATGTATTGAGGGTTTCCAATGTTCAAAACCTGGAGGCTGTTCTCCAGCATGAGCAGATGCTTTGAAATAATAGCATCCATACTCCTTTTTTTCGGAATTGTATCTTCTGTGACCGTTGGGATCGGCGCACTTGCCATCATCTGTTTCCATACCACAGTCCCAACAAGGACACCAGCTCCATGATTCCCTAACATAGAGAATATCGCCTTTGTATGCTGGTTGTGTCTGTGGACTTTCAAACATCTTTCCGTTTTCGTCATAGTCATATACGCCCGTAAAAGAGCCATCAGACTCTCGGAATGTAACATAAAATCCACACGCGTTTTTACTCTTGGCTTTTACATACCGCCTTGTCGTTGTTTTAAGTCCATTCAGAATTGCTTGCACCATCTCGGTGTTGAAAAGGATAGGCTTTGCTGTTTTCAGAAGTTCTTCTTTGGTCATGTTGCTCTCTCCTTTTCTCTATCCGGTCGTTCCTCGAACTTCTCACAAGCCTTTGAACTGATGCCTTTAAGCGTATCGTCGTGAATCTGGCAGTACACGCTTGTCCCGTACTTCTTGACGTAGGCATACTTGCAATGACCGCACTTGTTCTGGATTTCATTGTTTTTCTTCACAATTTCTCCCCTTTCAACATGGATTGTTTCCGGGTAGGGAATGTTCCCCACCCGAATTCAATCTGGCATTCCCGTTATTAGGTCTGTTCTAATATCGCGCCCATGCGCTCTAACGCCTTCTTAAGCGCAGAAGTAAGCTCGGCACGCTCTTCGGTATCAGCCTCGGACACAGCCTCTGTCGCGGCAGCGAATGCTGTTTCTATCTGCTTAAAGTAGAACTTTACCTTATCCCGTGCGCCGCTCGTCGGAGCAGGTGCAGGAGCCTCGACCACCTGTGCATTCGATTGCAAAGCAGTGTTTTCGGCTTTCAGTTTTTCAAGCTCGTCCTTGTACTTCTTCGTGGACTCCTTGGCACCGTCAGCGACCTTGCGCAGCTCATCGTTCAGAATCTTGAGACTGCTGATTTCCTCAGTAAATTTCTTCTCTGTATTTCGGGTCGCCGTCTTTCTTGCCAGTTCAATGACGTTGCTCCAGTCCTCGTCTTTTTCTTTACACATTTCATCGCGTCCCTGCTGAATGAGTGCGTTCCGTTCTTCCTCGGAGATTTCTGTCTTTTCAGTCGGTCGGCTTTCAAGCTCCCTGATCTGCTCTGAAAGCGCTTCCTTTTCCTTAAGCAAGGCTGCTTTCTGCTCTTCAAAGTGCTTTTCCGCATTATGTGCGCCTGACTTCATGTTCTCGTTAGCCTGACGTGCAGCTTCAAGCTGCTTCCTAAGTTCTTCAACCTGCGATTCAAGGGAGTCACTTTCGGCGTTTTTGCTCTTTTCTTCCTCGAGCTGCAAGGTCAACTGCTCGAATTTGTTGCGGTATTCGTCCACCTTTGCACTGAGTTCGCGTACTGAAAGGGCATTCACATCGTTATTCTGCATGAGGTCATCGGCGTCCTCGTCGTCCAGTTTCGCAATTTCAAGCAGCTTGGTAATACCGAGCTGCTGAAGCTGTCCCAGCTTTTCCTCGCCGAATTTCTCGTAAATCTGTATAAAGTTATAGCCATGGCGCTTGCCTATGCCTATCTTCTTTTCGCAGTACTCCTCGAAATTCTCATACCCCATCTCAGTGAAGAGCCGCTCGTCACGGACTGTCTTGAGATCACGCCCCATCTCTATCATGGAGCTTGCGGCTATCTTGCCATTGGCCATGATCCGTTGCGTAAGCTGCGCCGCTCTGTCCTGACGTTCAGTTGATATTGAAGTATCCGCCTTTTCTGCAATCTCCGTCGTGAATGTCTGCTGTTCCACTGGCTGTCCCTCCTCTTCTTTAGCCTTACGGTAGTGATAGCACTTTTCCGGTGCCGAGCAACAGCTTTCAAGCCATTCGCCGGCTTTGCTTTCCTCTGCGAATATCATCTTGGTGTGTTCACATTCGAATTCCATAGCGCCGAGATAGTTCACCTCAACCTTGCCATATTCGCTGGAGTAGTAGGGGCACGTCTTGCTCATCTTGCGGAATCCGTCCGCAAGCATCTGAAGCTTTTCACCTTCGTTGAATTCGATCCCGTCAACATCTTCGTCCTCGTCATCTTCGCTCTTGTCATTCGAAACTGCGTCTGGCTTGTCCAGAATGCTGTCTGCCAGATTCTCGTCGAAAAGGGGGCATTCTTTTTCCGCCTTTTCTCTGTGCCAGCAACACTGTATCAGCGCCGCACTTTCCGGGTCATTGTTCTTGAAAACTTTTCCGCCGCTCGCCATGTATGAGCAGAGGATTCTTGTCGAATCAGCACCGACTTGCTCGGTGCCCTTGTAATACTGGCATGTTTTCATGTGTTACGCTCCTATTCGTATATTTTGTTTGGTTTCTTCCTTCTCGGATGCATCAATCGGTTCCTTTTCCAACCGTTTAGTTACAACCTTAAGCCACTTATCAACAAAGGCTTTGACCTCTGAAGTCGGCAAGACGTTGTGAAGGCCGTGATTTTCAATGAGCCTACCGTCGCTGCTTATATTTACAGTAAAATACGGTTCATCGGGTTCATCAATTTTCCTAAGCCCGAAAATGTTTGCAGTTCCTTCAACACACCGCTTGGTATAAGTCTTTACGCAATGATCCAGCTTATTGCTTTCGTTGACAAAGTCCTGTATTGTCCTCAGCGGTCGAATAATAAACTTCTTATCCTTGTATGAAAGCCGCTCAAGCAGTTTCGTTCTTCTCTGCAAATGTTCATTCTGAACCGTAGATTCCTTAATGAACACCAAGTCATTGCACCTGTCATGCTCCTTCTTTATGTCCTGCGGAAAGAATAATTCGCGATTTCCAGTAAGGTCAAATCCAAGCTTCTCCGCTGCCACGACATAATCTATGAAGAAAACATCTACACCGGATTTACGGTGCATTTTGGTCCGCTGCTTTTCAAGATAGTTGCTAAGACGAACAATGGGTAACCGATATTTAAGCATAATCTTTGAAACCTCGCTTAAATGCTCAGCGCATTCGTTACAAAGCTTACAAAATGCCTTAATGTCTTTTTCCGTCAGTCCAAGTTCTCTCCACACTTTTACCTGAAAAACAGAAACATCAATTTCAGCGAAAAAAGGAAGGATTGTTTTGCTCACTCCAAGATATTTATACGGCTTGTTTGAAGAGCATACTCCAAGCCCGTCGGCAGCGCCATAACCATAAATAATTGACTCTGCAAGGCTGTGTAAACCCTCTTTACCAAGGTTTTCTACAACGGGAGCCGTTTTCAAGCCATTCAGCAATTCTATGATGTGCCTGCCCCACTTTGCACAAAGAGGTGCAATGTCCATGTTCTGTATAGTTGGTATCCCAGTTGCGTGCACCAGTTCAACGAGATTTCCCGGCCAGCATGCTCCGAGCTTAACATACCGAATAGATCTCCGACTAACTTTCTCCCATTCAGCTCTCTTTTCGTAAACCGAGTCAAGCGCTGCAATTTGCTGTTCACGAACAATTTCCCAAAAATCACGGCGGTATTCGGTTAATTCATCTTTTCTGTTTATTTCGCCGGTGTCAATGTCATACTCATAGCGTGTTGCAGAAAAGAAGTACCGACTAAGGAACTTGCCATCCGATAATATCTGATGATATACGGTGTCACAGCTGTTCGCCCAGTCTATCTTCTTGGCGCAATATGCCGTATAACGTTTTGCGCGTATATTAATACACTGAATTTCTGCTCCGCACACAGGGCATATTCTATTGGCGTGATTCCTAACTCCGTCCAATTCCGATTCGTTCTTGCATACAGAGCACTTGCCCTTCTGAGTATGCTTGTGGGAGTAGCTGTAAAACCACGGAGCCAATTTGAGCCGCTCGGTGAATATCCATTTCTTCATATCCTCGGGGGTGTCGGAATATGGATACATAAGATCCCTGACCCTAGCATTGCGGCGTTGTGTGGCTTTCTTGATTTTATCGTTAAAGAAATCAACTTGATAATCCGCCAACCAGCTTAACATACTTTTAGGGTTGAAAGTGGAATCATGTACATCATATCCTGCAAAAGCGTCAAACCGTTTCAGAAAATCTCCTATTGTCTTATCTGCATCACCATAGGGAAACGCATATGCGTCTGCGAAACCGCTCCGTAAAGTCCATGAAAAACTGCAATACCAATCGTAGCCCCATCGTGTCGAAACATTTCCATTGCCTATCTTGAACTCACCACGCTTGAATGCGCCATCACCGAGGTACGCCTCGCTTGCCATTTCCCCGTTCTCGGTAAGAAAATGCCTCTCTCCCAGCGTCCATTCGTTTTCTTTTTCAGTGGGCAAATAGAGGCATACGGATAAGACGCAAGTATGCTTTTTAGTGAATACCGTTTTAGCAGTATACACACCTGTTGATTCATAGTTCCTGCTATATCTTGACTTTGATGCTTTCATTTTGAAGGTGATGTTCTCGGTGAACATCGTTCCCGACAGTTCCTTGTATGCTATCATACCAGCACCACCTTAAAGAAGGTCATCAAAGCTGATGACAGGTTTCTTTGCGCTCATCTGCACAGGGATCGGCAGCGGCTTTCCTGCTGACACACTTTCTTCTTTTATGCCGAAATATCCACGAACCCACTTCCAATGCTGCTCTTCTGATATCTTGGATACACCGTAATTCTTGACCTTCACCTCATTAGCCTTGCCTTTCTTGAAGCAAAACTCTAAACACCCCTCTAAGCTGAGTTTCTTTTCAAGAATTCGCGTATCAAGTTCTGGGTCACTGCAAGCAGTGAGATACTCAAATATCTCACGCTCCATATCGTTGCTCGGTTCTCCGAGCTGCTTAAGTGTTTCGCTGTTCATAAAATTCCTCCTATATAGCACCCCGATTGATTTCGCGCGGCTTTTTGGGCTTTGCGCCGCTCGTGTCCGGGGTAATTGACCTGTTTTGTTGCCTGAACCCGCATTACTGCTGAATTCGCTTGTATCTGGCTCTACTCGAGCCTGATCATTCTGAACCTTGCATAATCCCGACCTGTGACAGGGTTTTGACCAATCTCATAATCAATGACCTTGAACTTCGGATATACCTTGCTCATGATCACTCTGACCTCGTCGTTTCGTGCAGCGTCTTGAATCTTCCGCATGGTCTTTCTTGATACCTTGTTATCATCGGTGGTGATTTCCGGACGTTTGAGGTTATGCGAACCATTCCAGCTGCGTTCCCATTTCTTCTTTGTATCCTTGGACTTCATCAAGTAGACTGCAAGAGAGGTAAAGGTACCATCACTGTCTAGCTGCAAACGCTTGCTGTTCGTATGTTCGCCACACTTCCACAGCCGCTCAACCTCATCTCTTGTAACTTTACCGTTCCCGCTATTGATAACCAGGTGATAATGGAAGCGCGCTTCGTCGTTCACACCTTCAATCACGTATAGGTATCTTAATTCAAGACCGTTCTTAACATATAAACGCCTTAAGCACTTTATGTAATTGGTAAATTCCCTCTTACGTTCAGGAATGCTCTTTTGTATGTGCTCGTTGTCAAAGGTCAGTGAAACAAGATAATCACCCTCGACAAAGTTGTTGAACAAGAGCCATCGGAAGTGCTTTCTGCTGTTCTTATCATTAAGGCTCTTGATTTTAGGAGGAGAAGCCCTGGTGCGTGTTTTCCTCCTCTGCCTTACTGCTTCCTGCTCCTCCTCCGAATACTCGAAAAGCTCCACCTCTTTGTATCGACTGTTCCGAGCGTCGAATGCCTTTTCCCGGATAAAATTCCGTCTCACTATCATTCCCCCTGACTGTCGAGGGAGTTTTCCGCTTGAAGAACAAAATGTCCGAAAAGTTAATACTCATTACAAGGCCGTCAAAGCGGCTCTACCGCCGCTTTTTTTGAAAACTCCCTATTGACTTTTAAAGGGAAATGATGTATAATTTAAGTAGGATATTTTTAATTCATTTCCCTGTTTTGTTTCAGCCTTGAGTCTTTGCTCAAGGCTTTATTTTTTTGTGTTCGGCTCGTCCTTGCTGCCGAAGTAGCAGTGAACTACCGATGTTTCGTATCCGCTGAAAAACCTGCACTCGTTGCAGTGCTCCATGCATACAGGCGCTGCAAATCGCGGACATCTTACCCATGAACCAACTTCATGGTCTTCGCCCTTCTTGCAGATCGGACATATCTGTGTCGCCATTATGTACCGCTGCCTTTCTTCCAGTCGTCAGCGCCGTCCGGGTCCTTGCCCTCGGCTATGCGGCGGTTGCGGATCCTGCCAATTACGAAGCTGGTGCATTCCTCAAAGTACCGCGTCCAGGCGAAAATTTCTTCGGCAGGCAAGTAACGGATATCATTTTCGCTGAAAGCGATTGCAAAACGGAAAATGGTGCCGACCTTTTTCCGCAGCATCAGCGGATAGTTGCCGCAAAGCTTGTCCAGCGCAATCCAACCACCAAGTTCGCTTTCAGGGACAGCCGACAAAGGAGTACGCGCCGGCGGCTCCTTCGGAGCAGGGGGTGAGGACTTCGGCGGTTCTTCCGGCACATCAAACTCCGCGTACTCAACGAACACCGGGGTAATGAACGGACTTTCATAGTACTTGTCCGCCATGCGTGCACCTATTTTCGCACCTTTCTCATTCTTATATACTTTAGTAGCAGCGGACAGCGGTTCAAACCTTGAAACCTGGTTCCCGGTGACTTCGCTTATTGCCAGTCCAGCAAAATACTTGGGTTTTCTCTCAGAGTCATCAGGATCATCGACCGGAACATTGTCCGCCGACTCATCAATTGGAACCTTGTCCTGTATGAGCCACACATTATGCAGCGTTTTCTTCTCGCTCATCGCCATGTCCTCTCATTTCTGTTGCGCTTGGCTTTCCTGGCTTCCGCAACCGAATCCTTTATTGTCCTTTCAATGACCCACCACAGCACCGGCAGAAGAACGAACACTGCCTCGCCACCCACGCTGTTGGATATGCGTTCGGCATTTGCGGAATCGTTCGCCAGCGTGAAGAGGATCAATCCGCACATCGTGATTATCGCGTACTTGAGTACTGTTTCGACCCTTGTGCGCCTTTTGTTTTTCCTCATCTTGTTCACCGTCCTTATGCTGCTACGAGGCTTGTCCTACTTTTGCAATCGATTGCAAAGCCAGCAAATCACTGCAATGTGATGTGTCTGTATCCACCGGGTTAAAGTTCTCGTCATAGTGGGCGGTTCCGGCAAAAGTTTGCGTAATGCTCTCGTCGTCGTAGTCGCCAATGACTTTCTTTTCGATGAGGGTAACGCGCTTGGATTCTTTCCCCCAAGCATGCATCTCAAAGCGATACTCAATACGATCAAAGTAAATATGAGCCTTGAGCCACTCGTCGCCCCGGCGCTTCGTGTACTTGATTTCGTACTTTCTGTATTCGCCTGCTTCTTTGAGTTCGCGCTTAAGTTCTGCGAGTTTCTCCGGAGCTGTCCACTCCAGATAATTGTAAAGGATTCGGACGAGCCTTTGCTTTCCAAAATAGTTAGGCATAATTTCTCCTTTCTTATGGCTTGCCGTAATGTCAGGGCTTTGAGGCAAGCTGCTTTTCGCGGGCTTTGCGATCGCACGAATCGCCCCAGATTTTGCCGAGTTCCTTGAGGATATCATCAACCTCTTTCTGCGTCTGAACGACGAAGTTGTCTGCTATCCACCCGATCTCTTTTCCGTTCTCATTGTAGACGTGCTCGACGATATGCGGCTTGAGTTCCAGTATTTCTTTCGGGGTCGGTCGTGCCATGATAATCACCTCCGTTCATTGTATGACATTGGGGCTTGTTCAATTGCTTGCCTCTTATCAGTTTGAAAGCGCCTTGCAGACGTCTATTATTGCTCCAAGGGCGCTGTCACACTCAATGACAACTGCCTTGTTGCGCTTGCCGCTTCCCGGAGCAAAGTGTATCACCGCAGTGCGCCCGCAACCTTCCTCGGTCACCTCGATATAATCAATGTCCTTGCCTGCTCTAGTGCTCCGCAGAGCGTATGTCAAAGTGTAGAGCGCTTTTTTAATGTCCTCCATACATACACCTTTCTTAAGCACCCTTGTTGTCATTCTTGCTAGGCTTTTTTGCTGAAGCAGCCTCCCTTGCAAGACGGTCTATAAGTAGCGCCTTTATTGTTTTACGGTTGAGATCGCTTGCGCAGTTCGCGAGTGTAAATGCCTCGCGCTCATTCTCCGTCATTCCCTTTGCTGATATTGCTTCCTCATACATCTCTCTGATGAATTCGGCTGTTGAAAGCACCCAGCGCAGGATCTCTGTCGTGTTTCCGGTATCAACTACCTTGCGGTATTCGATGGTAAGCTCATTGAGTTTGTTGTTCAGTTCTGCTGTTGTCAGCACTGGTTTTACCTCCTGATAAGTTCTTCAACGGTAATGTCGAGCACCTTTGCGAGGTAGATTATCTCGATGTCCGTTACAAATCTCTGCCCGGACTCGATACGCTGAACAGCGTTCTTGTCGATGTCCAGACCGTTAACGATAAGTCTGTCGGAAAGCTCACGCTGCGAGATTCTTAATCCCTTGCGGAGCTCCTTGACCTTTATGCCGCAGATGTTGTTTCTGCCGTCGGGGGTTCTGTTTGTAAACATGTTAGGTTCACCTCCTTGTAATTTCCCTTGTTTCGTGTTATAATTAGCTTATCAGCTTTGCCGAGTTGAAATAATACGAAAGGAGAAATGATAATGGGTATTAATGACCTTCACTTCACGGATGAAGATTTAGATGAACTTGCTGAAAAACTTGCGCTGCTGTACATACAAAAATGTAACAAGAGCTTTTCCAGCCCTAGAGAGTTCACCCACTTCTTCGTGGAAACTCAGGAGCTCATTTCTGAGGAACTTGCGGTCATTCGCAGGAACGGATAATCAGCGTTCCTAAACACTGTTCGCATTTGTTGAGCAATTCCTTTGCCGAAGCAATACTCATTCCGTCCAAAGTCTGAAGTATTGTTTCGGCTTTTTTCTGCTCCTCAGGTTCCTTAAACATGTGTTCCCACACGGCTTCTGGCATCGCCAGTTCTAAGCCGCCACGTTTCACCATAATGTGTCACCTCCCTCTCTTATGCCCTAAGTCCTTCGAATCTTAGGGCAATTTTCTTGCAATCAAGCGCCTATCGCCGTAAGCTCCTCGACCGATACACCGCAGACCTCTGCAATCTTCTTAAGCTTGCGCGGGTGTACGTTTGCTGAATCAGTCTCATACTTGTACACCATGACCTCCGAAACACAAAGTTCCTCGGCAAGCTTAGCCCGGCTGATACCTGCCTGCATTCTGGCAAGCTTGATGTTTTCGCCTATTGTTTTGCCGCTCATAGTAATTGTCATATTCTCACCTCCTCGCTTGTTGCGCATTTTGCACTTTAATCTATTGACATAACCTATCCTATGTGTTATAATGGGTTTAGGTTCTTAACCTGATTATATTATACTCGGTATTTACCGAACTGTCAATAGAATATTCGGTGTTTACCGAATATTCGTAGACTTGTACAAATTTCAGCAACTGGTTTTGTTGAAAAAAACAAAAGCCGCTCCGAAGAGCGGCTAAGAGGAAAACTATGTGGATTTACAACTGTCCTTTAGGCAAGATGGAAATCAAGTTCGATCACAATGTGAAGAAATATGCATTATGGCTGGGTGATGAATGCGGAGGATATTACCCTAGCGCCGAAGCCGCAGCCGATGATGTTTATACTCAGACTAGCGGCATTGACGCTATTGATTATCTCAAAGAATCAAGGTCAGGTATTCTTCCGCATGACCTGGGGGACTGGGACAAGGTGCCGGATTAATAATCAGGCATACGGATTGTGTTCCCCAAAGCTGTATAGCCTTTTCCAGGACAACACAGCTAAGTCTAGCAGTCTGACAAAGTTCAGCAGATCATCAACGTTCAGGTCTTTCACACAGGTTTTGAGTACTAGCTCTGTTATATTGCCAACGGTTCGCTGCAGCTTGAACTCTGTATCTGCGTCGATTATTTCTCCGCACTTCCCGTTGATGAAATCAAACCTCTGTGCTGCGCATAGGCTATATTCAAGAGCCTTGGTGTACTTTACGAGAGTTTCAGGGTCGCAGGAGTTTTCTTTTGTCTTTTCATCAACTGTGCTTGAGATATTCGCAAGTATTTGATTGATTGAAGACTTAATGGAATCGCTGACTTGGGCTTTACTGTTCATGATTCATTTCTCCATTTCTTCCGGTTACGGCTGTCATAGTTCGCGGAATATACCGTGTTGTTTATATTATACTCGGTAATTACCGAAAAGTCAATAGAAAGGAATATTATTGATGAATCTATTTGCAGAACGTTTTTTACCACTAATCGAAAAAAGCGGGAAAACGGATCAAGAACTTGAAAAAGCTATGGGGCTTCCAAGATCTATAATTTATGATTGGAAAAATGGCAGGAACAAAAGCAGTTTCAAAAAATACGCTGGAAATTTTGCAGAATACTTTAATGTTTCAGCCGATTATTTGCTAGGTAATACAGATAACCCGCAAAGCATTCGCGCTGATATGGATTCACAACTTTCCGAAGCTCTGCAAATCTACACTAAGCTCCCTAGTGATAAAAAGAAACTTGCATTAAAACTTTTAAAGTCATTGATGGATGACGAATAGAAATATCCCGCTACCTTTCGGCAGCGGGATAATGAGATTATTCTTCGCTGTTAAGCAGCCGTAGAATTTCTAACATTGCATCTTTAGCTTCCGGTGACAGTTGAGAGAACATTTCGGTAAACTGTAAAATGTCTTCCGAAAGTTCAGTACTCTGCTTTTCGAAGGATTCCATATTGTTATCCACGATTGGTTTCTCCTTTCCCAAAGTCACTACCGATAATGCTGATATGATTATAGCATATTTTTCTTGCATTTGCATTAGTTTTGTTGCAAATTAACACATTTTTTATCTTAAGGATGATACTAATATGAAAAAAGTCGTTTTATGGTTTTGCATTTTAGCAATGGCACTTGTATTAGCAGGATGTGAAAGTGATAGTGAAAAAGCTATCTCAAAAATTAAAAAATACTTCACAGATAATGTGAATTACACACTTGAGGATATAAGAGTTATAGACGAAGGGAAAGACGGATTTGCGGTTATATACTCAATTGCTGAACCTTATACCTATGATGATTTTTCACCATTTGTTAAGCAACTCGTTGATACACAAGTAAATTTTGAGAAAGAGGAAGATATAAATATATCGTATGTTAATCCTACTCTTCGAACGGGGGACAATTCTTTGATTGGTTGGAGTAATAAATCTTTTATATTCTATGACCAAGATTCATATGCGGTTGAGAAAGTTCCCTATGATAAAATTGATAAGGCAGTAAATGATTATAAGATTCATATAGGAATATCTAAAACAGATACCAATGAAGCAGAACTAGATTCACAACTGTCACAACTCCAAGTTTCGCTTTATGATTATCTGAAATCTGCCGATGCTACTACAGCACTCACCAATTTTGTGCAGGTTAGTGATTATGGATGGATTACTGTCTATATTGAAATGGAAAGCTACGATTCTTACGCTTTTGCTGCTATTATTAGTGAAGCAACTGATTATCTCAAAGCACACGCTGAATCTTATGGTATTGAAGACTACTCATTGTCTGTTTCGTCGCCCACTGATGCGAAATATAAAGCTAGATGGACAAGTGATGACTTGGATAATGGATATCTTACCGATACATCATATAATTATAATACGAAAACTACTCTAGCCGAACTTAAGGAATTGTATGGCTATGAAGGGCTGATAAAAGATATTTCTTAAAACAATTATTTATAAGGATATAGTATCTTTGGATCTTATTAAGAAACGGTTCTGATTAATTGTGCATTCGATTGCAAATTAAGTATATGGAGGTATCAGTATGAAGAAAAATAAAAATAGCGATTTCAAAAATGTACCTTTATTCTGGAACAAATGTTCGCGAGCTTTTAAAGGAAATTGTAAATCATATCGCTGTCTGAATTATTATAATAGACATACCGTAGATTCTTGTTTTAATACAAATCAAGTCTTTGCATACATAGACAAATTTTATTCAAAATTGAAGTGTAACGATAACATGTCATGCAAAGAAAAATCTAAGCAACTTAATAAACTTATCAATAGATATGATAGTTTATATTATAAATCTAAAGTTTCGTTTTCCATAATATCATCTGTTATTATCTCAATGATGATTACATTAATCTTTTGCCTTCTACAGAATAAAGACAAAAAAAATCTAGACTACTTTTCTTTAATACAAAGTATTTGTAGTGCGTTACACGATGTGAGTTCTATTGCAGAATCGGTTCAATTCAAAGATCTTGCTCACATTGTGCTCTTATTATTAGCGATGCTTATTTTCTTATTATCTCTCTTAGTAATCTTCGCACTAACAGTTATTTGGGCAATAAAACAAATATATTTATTAGATACTTTTATGAGATTAGTAGTGATTCCCTACGAACGCCAAGTAATTGTTAAAACTATTTCAACATATAACTATAAATTGGGAGAAGTCATAAAATCTGATTTCTAATTATGAAGGAGGTTAAAATGAGCAGATATTGTATCTACCTGCGAAAATCCCGCGCCGACCTCGAAGCCGAGGCACACGGCAAGGGCGAAACCCTTTCCTGGCACAAGACTGACCCACCGGAACTCGCCCGAAGATAGCAAAACAAATATCTGATTGCGCATTCGATTGCAAAAGCAAGAAATGGAGTTAAAATGAATATTCGTGTTCCATATGAAGAAACCTATAATTATTATGGTGATGAATCAAGCCATATGAAAGATGACGGAAACAAGTTTATGGCGCTTGGCGCACTATGTTGTCCCCAAAATTTAAGCAAACGTTTTTCCGATGAAATTCGACAAATAAAGCTATCTTATGGTTTTACTAAAGATTTTGAGATAAAAAGCACTAAAGTATCACTTGGTGCTCTTGACTTCTATCAGAAATTAATTGAGTGGTTTTTAAGCTGTCCTGATTTATATTTTAGAATCGTTTTAATAAATAAGGAATTAGTCAAAACCTCCAACGCAGATGGCTATAACCTATTTTACTATAAAATGTATTATACTTTATTCAGGTATTTTATGCATGGCACAACTAACCACATTTACTTAGATTACAAAGACAGCAGAAGTTATTTACGCTGTGCAGAAATTCAAGAAATCTTTGGTAACGATCATGTCACCAGAATGAAAAAAAATACTGTTCAGCAAATCAATTCAAAAGAAAGCAATCTTATTCAAATTACAGATTTGCTTATTGGTCTGTTTTGCTATAACGCTAATGAAAAAACGTCAAATGAAGCCAAGCTTCAATTGGTGAATATGTTAAAGCAAAGCTCAAAACTGGACCTGATAAGCACAACAAACAATGCCACAAAGATTGATATATTAAACTGGAGGCCTAAAAAATGAGTACAAAATGTGATTGGCTACCAAAACGTATTCTGCTACCAGATGATAACTGGGACAATTACCCTCAGTATGAGGAAGATTTGTACAATATTTATTTAGCAGACATCTTTAATAAAATAGGAAATTACAAAGGAAAAACTGTCAGAATGCGTCGCCATCCTGAATGGAATAATAAAAATGAAAGCTTTTATCATATAATTTGTGATAAGACCAAAGACAAAGAAAATATGTGGTACCCAAATATTGAACGAGCAAGTAGGCTTACATGGGGTAAAGCTATTATTCAACACAACCCTTGCTTCAATAACATGTGTGGGTGTTCAGGACTATTATCATGGGATTCGGTAGAATCAAAAAGGCGCATACATAAAATACTTTTTAAAGATGTCAGATACTTAGTAATTCTAGAAGAACGGGATGATTACTGGCTTTATTTAACGAGTTATTACATTGACAGTGCACATAGAATCAGAAATCTGACTAAGGAATATCATGACTATAAAACAAAAAACGTCCCACAAAAGTAGGACGTTTTCAGAACCTCTTTCTACGCATGGTAGATGAGCTAGCCCGGCCATTGCCGAACCCCCGACCAGCAGGTAAGGATCTCTCCCTACTGCTATTATACACAATAAAATAGAAAAAGTAAATACTTTTTTACAAATTGTAATTTTTTTTTCAGATTGTACAATCGTGGAGGATAATATGATAGGTGACAGAATGAAATCTCTTCGCATAGAGAGAGGTCTTACACAAGGTGAATTAGCAAAACAATTAAACCTTTCCATTACAGCAATATCACATTACGAAAGTGGATCGCGAGATCCCAATTCTAATATTATTATTTTATATTCAAAGTTTTTTGGTGTATCCACAGACTATATTTTAGAGTTAAGTGAATTCAAAAACCATACATCAAACCAGATAAGTACAAACAAATTCATTAATAATTTACTTGACTTAATTGGTTCATACCTTAAAGAAATTGAAGAAGAATCATAGAATACACTAAAAAAAGGAGAAAATTATAATGAGCAGATATTGCATTTACCTGCGAAAATCCCGTGCCGACCTCGAAGCAGAAGCGCACGGCGAAGGCGAAACCCTTTCCCGACACAAAACCGCCCTGCTGGAACTCGCTAGGCGCAAGGGCATAACAATAAGCGCAACTTACGAAGAAATAGTATCCGGTGAAACGATAGCCGCTCGTCCTCAGATGCAGCGGCTCCTGTCGGAAGTCGGAGCAGGTGAGTGGGACGGCGTGCTCGTCATGGAGATTGAGCGTCTTGCCCGTGGTGATACCATGGATCAGGGGCTTGTCGCCCAGACATTCAAGTACAGCGGCACCAAGATAATCACACCGCTCAAGACGTTCGACCCTCAGAACGAGTTCGACGAGGAATACTTCGAGTTCGGACTCTTCATGGCGCGGCGCGAATTTACCACGACCAACCGCCGGCTTGTCCGAGGCAGAGAAGCATCGGCAAAAGAGGGCAAGTATGTCGGTAGCGTGCCGCCTTACGGGTACCGCAAAGTCAAGATCCCGAACGACAAGGGATTTACTCTGGAAGTCATAGAGGAACAGGCAAAGGTTGTCCGCATGATCTTCGAGTGGTATGCCGAGGGCGCAGAGGTCAACGGTCAAAAGAAAAGGATCGGACCGTACACCATTGCAGTACGCCTAAACGAGCTGGGCATTAAATCCGTTGCCGGAAAGGACTACTGGACGATTTACGGCGTGCAGCATATGCTTATCAATCCTGTGTACATCGGTAAAATACGGTGGGGCTACCGCAAAGTCAAAAAAACAGTCACCCCGGAAGGCATGAAGAAGAAATCAAGAGAATTCGCGCAAGACGGCGACTACATTGTTGTCGATGGACTTCACGAACCGATACTGTCCGAGGAGTTGTTTTACAAAGTGCAGGATCTTATAGCTGCTAACCCACCTACACCTATTAAGTACCGTAATAACAACGTCAACCCGTTCGCCGGTCTGATTTTCTGCGCAAAATGCGGACACTGTTTAAGCTATCGCAAAGGCTATGGCCGACATCCTGGCTACCTAGGCTGTAATATAGCAGGTTGTGATAATAAGGCAGCTCCGTTTGAGCTTATTGAACAACGAGTATTAAGCATCCTTAATAGCTGGGTAAAGGACTACAGCGTTGACAAAGCACAAATTAAGCATGAAGCCGACCTTAACGCCGAACTGACGAACGCTATCAGTCTTGCTGAAAAGGAAATTGAAACCCTGCAAGACCAGCTCGACAAAGTGTACAGCTTTTTCGAGCGCGGCACATACACCGAGAAGATATTCAAACAGCGTTCCTCGACGATCGAGCAGCAGATCACGGACATCGGCGAGAAAATCGACCGCTTAAAGGCTGAACACCAGCAGGTGCTTGAACGTCAGAACGTTCAAGCGGAGTTCGTTCCATCAATAAAACACCTGCTTGAAATCTATGATACTCTTGAACCTGTCGAAAAGAACAAGTGGCTTAAACAGATAATCGACCGTATGGTGTACGAAAAAAACGCCGATGGAAAATACCGCAACGTAGACCCCGGAGACTTCACGCTTGGCATATTACCGCGCTTGCCTAAGAAAGGCAGTTAATTTTATACCCATGTGTGTTATCCTTTCGGGTCACACTCATA